ATGAACAGCACAGAAAAAAGTTGGCTTACATACCAGCAAGTGATGGAAGAACTTCATATTGGTAGTGTGAATACAGTCTACAAGATGATTAATGACGGTTTAAAGGTAACTAGCATTGGTAGACTAAAACGTATTGAACGCAAAGAGCTAGATAAATATTTAGCCTCAAAAACAATTTAATTGCACCATGCGGGGGCAGAATAATTTTAAGGAGGTGATTTCATGATAGCAACAGCAATCTTATGGGTAATCAAATTTATAATTGTGTCGTTTGTCGGCAACGTGGTGGTTAAGTTAATCAAGAACCCACGTCGGTATTTTGGAATGTGAGGTCAGTCGCATGGGAGAGCATACAAAAAAGACCTACTTTACTTTGGACGGTAGTAGGTCAGAAAGAAATAATCAAAAATATGCTTTCCCTTATTTTAACACGTTAGCACGGTTATATGAAGGGAATTTGTAATGAAGAAAACTAAAGATTTAGATGAACTAGTGTTTGAGGCTGGATCACTCGTAAATTCAATAGATGCTTTAGATGATTTTGTCTATGACTACTTCGTTAATAAAAATATTGATCATTCCGAAAAATTGAGTGGACTAATCACTGTCATAAAGCAATATGCAGAAAATCACTATACAGATATTGATGATCTTAATACGTTTGGCGGTGATGAACAATGAAAGAGTTCGCAACGCTTGATAAAGCAATTGAGCTGGCCCAGCAAGGCTATGCGGTTTACCCACTGATTGAAAACACGAAGAAGCCACCTAAAGGGGTGGCCGGCTACCAAGCCGCAACTAGTGACCAGAACACCATCTTTGCATGGTTCAAAAAGCACCCGACTTACAACTTAGGCTTGCGCCTAGATTTATCGGATTTATTAGTTGTTGACATTGATATGCACGAGCCAACTAAAAACGGCCGGACTAGCTTGGCACAACTATTCAAACAAGGTCAGACATTGCCAAATGATACCTACATTGAACGGACAGCTAATGGCGGAGTGCATTACTTTTTGAAATACGCGGGTGCTAAGGTTCGAAAAATTGACGTTTGGCCAGGGATTGACTTGCTAAGTGATTTCACGGTGATTGCACCAAGTGAAATTAACGGCAAAATGTATGAACCTTTAGACGGTCGAACCTTAGCTGATATTAAGCCGGCTCCTCAATGGTTAGTCGATAAGTTGGCGGGCCAAAAAGTGAACTGGACGTCAGAACACGCCTATACCACACGCCAAAAGAAGTATACCGGTCGCTTGTTAGATGAAATGGTAACCGGAACAACCCAAGGTAATCGTAATGCTTGGTTAACTAAAATTGCCGGTCGTATGTTTGGCGTCGGTGCTGCTCCCAAGACAGTCTATAACATGCTGTCAGTGATCAATGATTCGTTCGTGGATCCGGCACTACCAAGCAAGGAAGTTAATGTTATTTTTCAATCCATTTTAAAACGAGAGAGTAAGGGGGTTCATTAATGGGCAAAGCAATGGATTTACCAGCAGAGACCCGAGAAGCGGCCAACAATGTTATCAAAATGCAACGTGACGCTGATTGGCAGAACGATTTCAAAAAGAATTCGGACGATGGAATTAAAACACAGTCTCTTTACAATATCCGCTTAATTATGGAACATGACGAAATGTTGAAAGGGCTAGTTGTCTTTGACGAGTTCTCGGAACAAATTGTCAAAACACCACAAGCAGAAAATTCACTGTTCAAAAAAGGTTTTTGGAATGATAGTGATGACACGTTATTGAGAAGTTATATTGAGGATCATTACAACTTGTTATTCAGCAAGGAGAACATTACCGACGCAGTAGTTACAGAGGCACGCCGCAAGACAATCAATCCGGTTAAGGCTTGTATTGAAGCGGTAGAATGGGACGGCCAGCCACGTGCTGAACGTTATTTCATTGATTACTTAGGTGCCGAAGATAATCATTACACCCGCACCATCACTAAGAAATGGCTAACTGGTCTTATTGCCCGGGCCTATGTTCCCGGCGTTAAGTTTGAAATTGTTCCTATCTTAGAGGGAAGCCAAGGACTTGGCAAGAGTACGGCTGGTAAGAATCTATACCCGGATAAATTCAATGATTCGTTGAAAGGCATGGGTAAGCAGAAAGACGATTATCAACAGTTGCAAGGTAGTTGGATTATTGAAGTTGCCGAGCTTTCCGCCATGAAGAAAACGGACATTGAGGGAATTAAAAATTTTATTAGTGCACAAACCGACACATATCGGAATAGTTACGGCCGCTATGCGTTACCACACCCACGTAAATGCGTATTTATTGGCACAACTAACCAAACCGACTATTTAAAGGACGCGACCGGTGAACGGCGCTTCTATCCAATTAAATGTGGGGTCAACAAGGCCAAATTAGATGTATGGCACCCGGACGAGAATTACATGCTTCAAGTATTGGCGGAAGCCATGTACTGGTTTAGGAATGGTGAACTGCTATATCTGGATCAGGCCACTATGAAAGAGGCTAAGGCGTATCAGATGGCTGCGGAAGCTGTCGACCCTATGCGAGATGCCATCGAAGCGTTTTTAGCAATGGAAGTTCCCACAGATTGGGGAAATATGAGTACCGGCTTAAAACAAAGCTATGTCAGTGACTACGGCCATCATTCTAAGTGGTTACAAGATCAAGTTAGTAATGAACGGAAACTACTCAATCAAACAACAACTCGGGAAATTATGGAAGTTGTCTTTCATAAAACAGTTGATCGTTATTTAACCGGGCGAACAAACTCGGAAGCTAAGCGAATCAAGTTGTTAATGGACAATATGGACGGTTGGAAAAGTCAACGAATTAGAATGAATGGCCAACGTCTACATGGGTATATGCGCGAAGTTTAATCAGAAATTTACCAAGTGGACCACGTTGGACCACCATATGGACCACGTCAGGGGGTCTTTAAAGCGTTGATATATCAACGTTTGGACCACCGGACCACGTGGACCACGTTAAAACAAACATTTCCAGTACAGGAGGAAAAGGAAAAATGAAAGTAATTTATCCAAGTTTAGTTGAGCAAGCTTTTGACATTTACGTTAAACAATATGGACCAGTTGTCTCAAATAGAGTTAATGAATTAAAATCGTGTATTTACAGAGCCTTGATTAAAGAAGGTGCTTTAGATCAAAATGGTGAGCCAACTCAAAAAGCAAAAGATAAAGGATTGGTTGGGAGCTTTACCCCAAATGAAGATGGAGAATATGAGCCAGAAACTGTAAGAGACTTAAAACTCATGTACCCAATTTATGCACAATTTAGTGACGATCACTTTATGAAATCAAGTCAAGGTTGGTTAGCTGACGCCTACGTTATCCGAAACGTTTCAAGCCAAGTTTTGAATAATCCTTTAAGCGATGAAGAACAACGCAAAAATGCGTACAAGATGTTGGAACAATTAGATGATTAACATGATAGAAAGGATCTAACTATAATGAAAATTAAACTCACGGACACAGAAGAAAAACTAGATGACCAAACAATTACAGTGGCTAGTAAACCAGTTAAGGGTGATACGCTTCTCCTAGATGATGGCAGAGGCGTGGAAATTCAAAGTGTCTACCAAGCTGAGAATTTGTACGCAGACACTCCCGAATACACTGCGATTGTTGAATATATCAACGGTAAGCTTGTTAGTGAAATGACGGATCAAGATGTTGTACACTGGTTCAATAACCCTGAATCAGGATTGTTGGGTGATGACGATGAAGAACTATAATCTAAACCGCCTAAATAAGCGGGTACAGTTTGGCACCGTCAAGTCTGTTCAAAACCCAATAAACGGCACAACCAAGCAACAATTCGTGCCACTGTTCACTGTCTGGTGTGGTGAGTATACGTTGACCATCAGTAACACTATTAGCCTTACTGGTACAACTGCGACAACTAACCAGCTAATTGCGGTGCGCCATGATGAACGTATTACCACAGCACTACTAGCGTTGCTAGATGGGGTTGAGTATAAGGTTGCTGGCGTTAGTTCTGATAGCGAACTGAACGCCTATGATGTTGTCACACTAACTAAGGTCAACGGTCATGGCTAAGCCAATGAAGCAATGTGAGCACCCGGGTTGTCGGACGCTAGTTGCCTATGACACACGCTACTGTGAGAAACACCGCAAGGCAACTAACAAGTGGCGGTATCACAAACGCATGTACGATTCAGACGAGAGTAAGTACCAGCAGTTCTACAAGTCGTCGGCATGGCGCAAGTTGTCACGGCGGTTCCTTGAAAGCAATCCGGTATGCGTGCAATGTTACCAAGATGGGGTGATCCGTAAAGCCGATGTGGTCGATCACGTTATCGAAATCAAAGACGATTGGTCACGTCGCTTAGATGAAAGTAACCTACAACCATTGTGCTACCGACACCATAACCGGAAGACTAGACTGGCTAGAGAACAACGGGAACAACAAACTAAATAGCCAATGAGTGTCGTGCTGAAAGGTGCGGCGCTTTTTTTAATTAACCCTATTACATACTATAACGGTAAATGTTTATATTAACGTGGTACACGTGGTACAAATACTGATACAGCGGCGTTTCAAAGACATACCTAACGTGGTCCACACCTGTCACAACACACTAACTTGGTGCACTAGCTGACCCGCTAAGATGACCTGACAGGTTGTTTTTGCGCCCTAAGTTTAACTTAGGTAGGTAAACAAAAAGGCCGCCCGTTAAGGCGACCAGTCACAGGGCCACTCGAATGACCGTTGCCAGTATAACATATAAAAAGCGCCGCCAATGCTGACGCCACTACAACTAATTCCCACAAAATTAATTATATCACGTGAAAGCGAGAAAACAATTTGTGAGTCGCAATTTTATACCCACAATTCAAGATTCATATTGAGTAGGAGATCTGCGCAATACTGCGCTGAACTTTCAGCCGAGCTACTGAGTCGAAATTTTCGACCGAGTTAACCAACCCGCATTTTGCGTCTACGTTGCCAAAATTGGCAATGGACTGCGCCGAAAATTCGGCCGAGTGAACAATTCAAGTTGGCGGCGGAATTTTGCGCCACGAGACTAATTCAAAACAGCATGACAGCCCAGAAACGTTGATATGGGGGGGCTATGGTCGACACGGATGGAGCGGACAGCATACTTTTGTGTTTATAAAAGTCCCTTTTGAGCTTTGATTTTTTGCTGATTTTGCTGGATTGTGAAATATCCCTACTAATAATGCGAAATTTAAACAAATAGCCAGTCAGGGGGTAACGTGTAAATATATACATGTTATTAATTGCACTTTTTAGATATGTGCGATAATATAGGTATAATAAAAGAATTCTGGATATATGTATCAATCAGCCGCTATGGGTCTAACCCGTGGGGGCTTTTTGGTACGTAAATTTAAACGAAAGGAGTGCTCCAAATGAGCCAAAAAGTAAAAGCCTTAGCTAGTATGAAGAAACACTTAACCAATGATGAGCGTGATCAACGTAAAGACGCTGAAAAAGCGTTATTTGATTATCCGGTGCTTGATTTAACCCCGCCAGATTGGTTACATGATCGGGCCTTGACTGAATGGCAACGGGTAGCGCCTTATTTAAAGGCCAATACCCCAATTAGTGAACTTGACCGAGCCATGTTAGCCAGTTATTGCCGCGCTTATGCAACGGTACAGACTTGTGAGAATGATATTCGTAAGAACGGGCTGGTACAAACTAATCAAGAGACTGGTGTACGTAAGCCGAACCCTTACGTGGCCTTGCAGTCACAAGCGATGAAAGATTTAAAAGCCTTAGCCAATGATTTAGGCATGTCGCTATCAAGCCGGGCCCGCATGGAATTAAACAAGCAAAAAGATGAGACACCCGAAGATACTTTCGAGGCGATGTTGTCATGATTGAATATGTTGACCAAGTGTTATCGGGTCAAGTATTGGCTGGTCAAAAAATCAAATGGGCGTGTGAGCGATTTAAACGCGATTTAAGCCGTTCTAAGGACGACAGCTTCCCGTTCTACTACGACGAAGACAAAGCGGCACAGGCGGTCAAATTTATCGAATTAATGCCTAAGACTGACGGTAGCCAACTCACCATGCAACCCTTTCAAAAATGGCTTATTAGTGAGCTGTATGGCTGGCGTGAAAAAGCAACCGGTAATCGGCGCTATGATCGGGCGTTCATTAGTATGGCACGTAAGAACGGTAAGACCTATCTGGCTTCTGGTATGGCCGCTAATGGGCTTTTAAGAGAACGTCAGCCCGCCCGCAACCGACAAGTATTATTCGTCAGCAACGCCCTTAAACAAGCTAAATTAGGCTACGACATGCTTTCAAGTGGGCTACGGCAAGTCCGCAAGCAATCGAAGTACATGCGGCAACGGATTAAGGTACAGAAACAAGCCATTACTGACTTAGAAACTGATTCGCAAGCCTTGGCCCTTGCCAGTGATACCAGTACGCTTGATGGTTATGCCGGAACGACCGTTATTTTAGATGAATGGCACGAAGCTAAAGACCGCAAAGTGTACAATGTTTTAAAGTCTGGTCAAGCACAAGAAGATAACTCACTGCTGGCGGTGATTTCCACCTCGGGCCTTAACCTTAACGTTCCAATGCACGCCGAATATGACATGCTGACGGACGTTTTAAAGGGGAAAACCGAAGCTGACCGTTACTTTGTGGCAATTTGGGAACTAGACGACCGCGAAGAAGTTTACGATCAAGCTAATTGGATCAAGGCGAACCCGTTATTCAGTGAACCACACGCTAAGCAACGCATGACGGAAAAAATTCAGGCTGACGTTGACCTTGCCATTAAACAAAATAATCTCATTCCAATACTGGTTAAGAACTTCAACATGTGGTTGCAAGCCAGTGAGGACAGTTATATTTCAGCAGACGATTGGTCAGCTGGTAAATTGGCAAAGGTGCCCGACTTACATAATCGCGACGCCTATATTGGCATTGATTTATCAAAAAGTAATGACTTGACCGCGGTTAGTTGGCTCGTTCCAATTGGTAACGGTCAGTTTTATTGTGACAGTCATTCGTTTGTGGGGACTAAATACGGCCTTGATTCTAAGATTAAGCGTGATGGCATTGATTACCGGTCAATGGAGCGGGCGGGTGAGTGTAGTATTACCCGATTAGATAGCGGCATTATTGATTATGACGATCTATTTGATTTTGTACAAAAACTAGTCGGGAAATACAACTGGAAAGTGAAAGCAATCGCTTATGACCCGTATAACGCGCAAACATTAATTACAAAATTCGAAAAATTAAGCTACCCACTGTTTGAAGTGCGACAAGGCACCAAGACTTTGAATATTCCAACTCGTAATTTCCGTGATCAGCTTTACGATGACAAGATTAAACATAACGGCAATAAGATTCTCGCTTATGCGGTCAATAACGCCATCTTGAAAGTGCTAAACAATGGTTGGCAACTGGATAAAGCCCGCAATAGTAACCGGATTGACCCGATTGCGGCGTTGATTAACGCGTTTGTAGCGGGTATGGACTATTACCAAGAAAGTGAGGATCAACAGCATGCAGAAGATTACTACAAAACAGCGACTGCGGCAGATCTGTTCTGATTATGTACAAACGATCTTGTTGGTACTTGGCTTAATCTGCTTAGTGATTGGTTTTGGCTGCTGGATCAGTTGGCAAGCGGGGTTAATATTGGCTGGTATAGCCATGATTCTGCTGGCCTTGCTAATTAATTATGAAAAGCAAAGAGGTGATTAAATGAGTTTTTTTGTTAAAAGCAATACCACCAGCGGCACGCATGATCCGGTGGCCGACGCCTTGGTTAGTTTATCAAGTAACGACCCGTATACGTTTGTGAGTGCGGCGGTGTTGCGTAATAGTGACATTTACGCGGCGATTAATATTATTGCGAGCGATATTGCCAGCAATCCGATTATGTGTGATACGGCAATCTTTAACACGATGATTAATCAGAATCCCAATAGTCAGATGGACGGGTACCATTTTAAATATGCGTTGGCGGCTAACCTGTTACTGAATGGTAATAGTTTTGCTGAAATTTTGCCTAATCATACATTGAAATTGATTTCCAATAACCAATTGACGGTTGAACAAGATGACGTCAGTGGGGCGTTAACCTACACCTATACCCCGACTGGCGGTAACAGTCGTCAGATCGCGCCTAACAACATTTTACATTTTAAATATTTCACCAAAGACGGTGTATCGGGAATTAGTCCCCTATATGCCCTCAAAGATGAACGCCAGATTCAGTCGGCCGGCAATAAATTGCTAACCGGCTTTTTTACTGCTGGTGTGCACGGCACCACGATTATTAAAGTCCATCAATCTGATTTAGGGCCGGAAGCTAAGGGCAATATTCGTAAACAGTTTGACGAAGCCAATACGGGTGACAATGCGGTCAACACGATTGTGACTGACGATACCATGGATATTAGCAACTTATCCTTAAATACCGATGTATTAAAGGACTGGACGACCCGACAAATTGCTAAGGCTTTTGGCTTACCACCGGAGCGCTTAGGGGTTGAAAACGATCATTCTAACCAAGAGCAAAGTGGCGTGCAGTATCTACAAGGGACGTTGCAACATTACTTTGATAGCTTTACCAGCGAGCTGTCGTTCAAGTTTGGCCATGACTTTACGTTTAATACGGACAAGCTATTGAGCCTTGATCCGCAAACGCAACAAGCCCAAGCGGTGGCTGGTTTCACTGGCGGCATTATGAGCCGCAATGAAGCTCGGGCCAAGATTGGCTTGCCACCAACTGACGATGGCAATATTTTCTTAAACTTACAAAAGAATGGAGTGAATACGAGTGAAGAATAAGCAACGATTTACCTTAGCGGCCGAACTGAAAGCCGAAAAACGTGACGCCGTTCCAACCAAACCCGAAAATCAGGTTCAGTCTAATCCCGGTGAACCAGCCACGCAAGCCCAACAAGTTGATGGCAAGCCGGTTATTTCTGGTTATGCCGTAGTGTTCAATAGTCCCTCATTGAAAATGAGTACGAATGATGGCACTGAATTTGTTGAAATGATTGATCCCGCCGCCCTTGATGGCTTGGACTTATCCAAATTAGTCCTATTGAATAGTCATAATTGGGCGCAACCGTTAGCCCGGGCCGACAACGGGACCCTCACCACGAGCGTTGATGATACGGGTTTAAAGTTTACGGCGGAGCTAGACCCTAGCATTAGTTATGCGATGGATACGTATAACAATATTAAAAATGGGGTAATCGGTGGGTGCTCGTTTACCTTTGATTTAGACAATGGTGATGATACTTGGACGCAAGATACTGCGAGTGGTCAAGTGACCCGGACGGTTAATCATATCAAAGACTTATACGAATTAACGACTACGGCCATTCCAAGTTATGGGCAGTCGAGTGTTCAGCAAGTGATTCAAATTGAAAGTCGTAGTTACGAAAAATTTATCAACCAAGAAAAGGAGCCTGACAACATGGCAAAACAAACAATTATTGATCCTAATGGCAATGAAAACAAAACCGGTATTCCAGCATTTGAACAATATGTACGGACACACGGGGAAACACGGGACGGTTTAAAGACTGACGGGGTCAGTGCGGTTATTCCTAAAGAGCTGATTACTCCCGTCTTCCAATTAAAGCAATCCAATTACAATCTTGCCCAATATGCGACAGTCAAGCAAGTTTCTAGTGGCTCCGGGACTTATCCAATTGCTACTAGCCGACAATCTGCGGTATTGGCTACTAAGGAAGAACTAGCGGACATTGCCGACGTTAACGCGAACATGTTTACGGAAGTGCCGTTTGATGTGAAGACCCGGGCTGGTAAGATTGCCTTATCTAATGAAGTGGTGGAAGACGCCGAAGTTGATATTGTCAGCGAAGTTAAAAACCAATTACAACAATTGGTTGATAACACGGACAACACGCAGATTATGAGCTTGTTAACGGGAACCAGTTTCACCAAAGCAACGGCTGCCAATATTGATGATCTTAAAAAGATTTTCAATGTGACGTTAGATCCTGCTTTGAGCAAAATGTGGTTAGTGAACCAATCCGGGTTCAACTACCTTGATACCTTGAAAGATTCCGAGGGCCGTTACCTGTTACAACCGAACCCAACGGCACCCAGTGGCTTCACCTTGTTAGGGGCGCCAGTCGTCATGATTAGTGACAAGTTACTGGCCAACAACGTCGACGGGACGTCTCCAATGATTGTAGGGGACTTATCACAAGCGGTGGCGGTTTTCCGGCGCAACCAAGTAACCGCCCAATGGGACAAGTTTGACCAGTTTAGCCAAGGGCTTTCCGTCATTGTGCGGAACGATTATAAAGTGATTGATAAGACCGCTGCAATCAACGTGGCGTTAAAAATCACGCCTGGTAAATAATCGTACCCACTTTTGGGCACGGTTATACAAGGGGGAGCCACCGTGGTACGTACCCACTTTTGGGGACGGACTATACAAGGGGTGTCTATTTTGGCACCCCCTATACATAAATTAAAACTAAAATAAAGGAGTGATTACATGGCTGTAACCGTTGATGATATTAAACTAAGCCTGCGAATTGATGTGACCGAAGATGACCCAATGATCCAAAGCTATTTAGACGCCGCCAAGGACTACGTACAGACAGCTGTTAGCAAGAATGAAGATTTGACTGGTTACAAACAGTACGATTTTGCCGTGTCCTTGCTGACACAATTCTGGTATCAAAACCGGGTAACCGATATGACAAAGACACCGTATCAAGTTGTAAGCATGATTCAACAATTGCGCGGTTTAGTAACCGGATAAGTTTTAAAGTGAATATGATTCATTTTAAACAATTATAGGTGAAAATATTTGTTTTAAGTGCTATAATATAGTTGCCATTGAGCAATCTACAGCATAAATTGTAGTGTTGATATTAGCCAAGACGGGGTGTAATAGCCCCGTTTTTTAATACATATATCTGGGATCGGAAAGTGTGATTCCAATGCGCCAAGATGTTAAGAAGATTTGTAATTTATTAAAGCAATATGCCAAACTAAAACGTGAATTGACGGCTTTTAATCAAGTTTCTAGTCCCTCGTTCGATGGAGTATCAAGCCATAGCAGCCGAAACGGTGCTGAAAGCCGCCTGATAAACCACGTTGATTTGTCTTACCAGTTAAAAGAAGTCGAAGACGCCCTAAATGCAATTGATGATCCACAATATCAGTTCATCTTACATGATTACATTATTAAGAAACGTTTCAGCCGCAGTGAAGCTTGTGGCCAATTATCGGTTAGTGTCAGCAAGTTTAATTATATGAAGAATGAAGCATTACACGCTTTTGCAAAATTTTACAGTGATCTAACGGTTTGAATGCCTACTATAGCCAAACTTCAACAATTTTAGTGTATAATTAATAATGTGCAGTTAAATATTTGCTGGAGTGTCCTTGTAAATGAGTTCTTTTATAAAAAAATGGTTGTTTGAAGTTACTTTAAATATTATATTGTTAATTGTTCCGGCTTATTTGATAGTTTTTAGCATATTTCAAGATGGCCCCATAGTTTTATGTTTATCTACGCCGGTACCTGTTTTTGGAATAAAATTATTAACGTTTAATTTTATGGTTTTGTCAGTGCTTGATTTTGTGCATTGGCCGTCTGATTATCATGAATCTAAAACTATAAGAAAGGTTATTTTTGTGATACACATTACTATCGCAGTCATTGCCTTGATAATAAGCGTTAGACTAATGGCTTAACAATAAAAAAACTGTTAACCAAAGTTGGCTAACAGTCACTGCCCCGCGCAAGTATTAAGTCACTGGAAACAGTGGCTTTTTTGTTATATTTTTGGCTGTCCTTTTGGCTGACTTTTAGTGAAAAGAGATGACAACCAATGACAAACTAGAGTAATAAAAAAGCTGTAATCACGGTGTTTTTGACAACCAATGATAACAGCTGATAACGAATATTGGGTATACTGGGCTCGAACCAGTAAATTACGGATTCAGAGTCCGCTGCCTTACCAATTTGGCGAATACCCAATAACAACTATTTAATAGTAACTTTTCCAGCAAATACTGTCAAGACTTTGCTGAAACTTTGTGTCTATTTTTTGCATTTTTGCTTGAATATCGTATCAGTTGGTGGCTAAACTAGTTGAGTGGAAGGTGAGTGTATGTCGAAGTCAGAATTAGATCATTTATTCGATCATCTGCGACAACAATTGATCGTATGGGCGGTCACGGCCATCGGATTAGCAGTTATGCGCAGCTTTTTGTTACCGCAATTATTGACTTTCGTTTTTTGGTGTAGTGTGGCCTACTGTTTGCTCTTATTTGTTGGTTTAGTTGTTGTGACGATTTTTAGGTGGCAAAAATCTTAATTATATTTGACAAGCCGCTTATCATTCGGTAAGATAATAAATGAATTTGTGCCCGCTGGTCAAATTGGTTAAGACGTCGCCCTCTCAAGGCGGAGTTACGGGTTCGATCCCCGTGCGGGTGATAAGTCGACAAATATAGAGAAACGACAAAGCACCAAAACGCTGATATAAAGGCGTTTTGGTGCTTTTGTTTTACACTCGAAAACCACTCAAACTCGATATGTTCTTCCACGATTCTTCCAAAAACGAAAAAAGTAGTCAAAATATAGCAGTTTTTGGAAGAAAAATTAACAAATGATTTTGTAATCCCTTGCGGCACAAGGACTACAGCAATCATGAAATTATCATTTTTAAAATCCTTCGTCCATTAGCTCGGTGGCCTTCTTATCTGACACGCCGTTCTCTTCTTCAATAAGATGGACGTAGGTGTTAACGGTCGTTTCTAGTTTCTGATGTCGAAGGCGATGTTGGACATAGGGAAGAGACTCATGATTTAAGATAAGAATCGAAGCGTGTGTGTGCCTCATGGCGTGTGTTGTAACTTTGTTGATCTTTAGACGGTTACAAATACGTCCTAGCTCTTCGTTTGCATTCCCATTGCCCACGATTTTTCCTAGTTTAGACCAAAATACGAGGTTCTTAGGATTCTTCATTTCGTGTAGTTCTAAATAATCTTTCTGTGTGATGCGATAGGCCCTCATAAAACGACAGTAGGCGGGTCCTATGGTTATATCTCCATCGGCCTGTCCATTTCCCTTAGTTGGACGAAAAGTCTGTCTACGGGCGTCCCACTGCTGTTTAATGTGAACTATTCCATTATTCAAATCCAAATTATCCCACGTCAGACCAGCAGCTTCCTCGAACCTGGTCCCAGTTTCTAATTGAAACAGCATCATCAGCATAGTCATGTGGTCATAATCAGCCGTTTTAATGAGATATTTACGCAGTTTCTTATAATCGGGCAACGTTAAATACTTTTCCTCTACGGGCTTAGGAGGGCGTCCAGTGACGTGTGCCTTGTAAGCAAAGTCACGTTTTAGAATACCATCGGCTACAGCGTCCTTGATTGCGGTGTGTACTTGTTGATGAAGTTTGTGAGATGTGGCAATTCCATGACTGCGACCAAATTCATTCAGGAATTTCTGATAATCTGGCCGTTTAATTGCGCTCATAGGTTGATCTTTAAAATACGCGGAGATGTGTCGCCAATTGCCCATATACAACTCGTGAGTATGACGCGATACGCCGTCAGTTTTGTATATTCTGATCCAATCAAGAAAGTAGTGCTTTAGACTCTCGGTGCTACGTGATAAGTCAGCACCTTCCAGCAGAGCATTCTTAGTTTTAGTTTCCCACTCAACAGCGTCAGCTTTGCGCTTTTCTAAATGAGTAACCGACTTATAGTTACCGTCATCATCTTTGTAAGAGACACGGGCTTGCCATTTACCATTATTAAGTTTGGTTACTGACATGTTTTATTCCTCCCAACTGGAAATAACAATAGGTTGATATTCCCAAACGTATGTTCTTTTTAACTCAAAATATATACCCCTTTCAGGGGGCATATGTTTTACACTTAATAAAAGAGATACTAAAACTTGCTGCTGGTAAATTTTGATAATGAAACGATTTCAATGTTATTATTTTTTGAACATATATATTGTTCAACCTTTTTTGCGAATAGGTTATACGCTTGTTTATTGGATGTCTCAGAGGCGTCATTAACAACAATTTTTATCCTACTTATATCAAAATTGTTGGTAGCCTCATCTAAATCGTATAAAGCGCTTTTGATTTCCTTTGCCATTGTGGTTGAATGTGCATAATCGAATGAAATTACTTTAATAAAATAATCGCCAATTTGAAAATCAAATAATGATTTATTATCAAAGTCACTAGGAATATCTGGTTTACGCTGTATGTGTTTAAAACCAGTTAAGCGCAGTTGTTTAGACAGCAGACGACGTACCTCCTGAGCAGTGATACGTTCAGATTTAGGGCGATCGTAGTAAAGATAAGTTTTTATTAAGTCATTTATGTCAGCAACATAATCTGAATCAGATGTATACATGGTATTAACAGCATCAAATTGAAATTCATTTGAGTAGTCATTGGTTTGCTGGCGAAGAAAGTCAGGATTGGATAGTACTTCATTGTTTAGCATAATGTTAGCACTAAGCTCATTATTGATAGAAGTTGGATAGTCAAATTCATAATGAAAAGAATCCATCATTAACTTAAAAAACTCCTTGTCATATTCATCATCAAAACTGGATAATCTATTGGTTGATTTTATAGATTGAAATCGAGAAATTTTCATTTCTGGGATATGGAAAACTACACCAACGTTAATTGATTCTCTTCTTATGGGGCTTGGAATATATTTTAATACTGAAAAATATAACTTGAATTCTGCCATTATCAATTTGCCTCCTTTCTAACATAGACATTTAATGCGGCAATTATATCATCTGTGTGTTTAAACTGGTAGCAAATGAAATCAAAAGCTGCTGTTTGCTCTGCCATTGATATTCTCCAATCAGTTGGAATATCAGTAAAAGCTTCGGTTATTTGTTCCACAGTTATTTGTTTGGCTAAGCGTCTAATTTTATCAAAGGGATATTCTACTTTAGTTTGGATGATTTGTCTAATCATTTTGTATCCAGACTGATCCAATTGATCCAATGTGCATGGAGGGATTCTCATATCTTGTGACAAACTTACCACATTCCAAATACTAGCTAATCTAAAGATATTACTGTTATCTATAATACATAACTTTCGTAATTTCCGGTCATAGAACCAGTTTCCAGGATTCTCACCGCGATCAGTGTTCATTACTAATTGATCGAAGAAAAGAATTCCACCAAAATCGTCACTATTAGTTGCTGCATTAAAAATAATAGGGTTCATACCAGGCGATCCATTTAGATATTCGGAGACAAACACGGTACCTGGGATGAAATGGAGGTCGTCAAGTGATCTATTGTTACTAATAGTTCGTTGAGAAAGACGAGCAAGGGACGTATTAGGAGCAGGAAGTTCTAATAATGTAGCGATACGTGAGCCTATAAGTTCATTAAACAAATATTTATCACTGGAAGGTTCGTTGTTACGACATTTCATTATGTACTGCTTTTGATCATTGCAAGTAACAAGAAATGGACATCTAGTACCGGCTTTTGTCTGTTCCGTGACGGAATCTATTTTTAGCAACAAAATATCCCCCTTTTTAATAGTATTTTCACAAGTATTAGTGTTAAGTGTGGATTATTAAATAAACAAAGCGAGTGACGGGAATCGAACCCGCGACTACAGCTTGGAAGGCTGTCGTTTTACCACTAAACTACACTCGCATAAGAGCCAACAATGGGTTTTGGTCGGCTCAACAGTTAATTAGAATGTACCTACAATTATTTTTGCTTAAGACGATCAACCATATCTTTTTCCATTCCTTGGATTATGCGGGCACATTCTTTCCTTGAGTAGCTATCTTTTGTAAGATAAACGCAAGCATACAGATTAATAAAAGAGGTTAAGTCATTAGTAATGTTATCTATGAGTTCGTATTTCGACATATCTTTATCCATAATCTTACCTTCTTTCTTTTAAAAGTGGGTGGCAGGGATTGAACCTACATAACAATTTCAAACGAGAGAGAAGGGCTGAAATCGTTATTCTACCATTGAATTACGCCCACGTGATGTACGTACTAAAGTAAGCGGTAGTATGGGTTATTTGTTACAATGCGAGCGGCAGGAGTCGAACCTGCATCAATATAGGATGTGAGACCTATGAGAAGTGTGCAAATAATTGTTCTACCGTTGAACTACACTCGCGTGAAAGCCCAATATGGGGTTGCTGTTATACTTTTTTAATTGCGTCGCCGTAAACTATGATACTTTGTGCAGATAGCGATGCGTTACCACTGGGGGCTCGGGAAATACGATAGTTAGAGATTGCCGTACCGCCAAGTTTAATAGCTTCTGACCACAAATCTTTTTGGGCTTTTTCTATTGCTGATCTAATCTCGCCTTTACCTAATGTTCCTGCATTAGCAATTCCTGTGACAATTCCAATTGGAACATAGTCGTCTGGGGTTTGACCAGTAATGATGAATTCTGGTTTTCGTTTCAACAATCCCATTTTGTCCACCTCTTAGTTGTAGTAATAATAATTTATTCCTCAGTAATGAGAAATAAATTATAAGTAATCCCGACCCTTAGCTTTTCATGACATCCTGACTGGTCAATGCGAGTGGCAGGAATCGAACCTGCATCGGAAAGTAGGTTATGCTTGAATTAAAGGAACCGTTCTACCGTTGAACTACGCTCGCGTGAAAGCCCCGACGAGGGCTTGGACCTGTTATGGTCTTGCGTATTGATTGCCCCGTGGTGCTGGCTTGGCACCAGAATTATCAGCAGCACTCTGGGTCATATATTGGTAATTACCTGGATTTTTAACGCTCGTGTAGTACTTATTGGAGTCTGATACAAAAACCATACCAGAAGCAGCAGTAGTCCAACCACCATTTTGTGTATAGGAAGCATTGTCTGTTTTACTTGTTTCGCTCGCTTTTTTAGCTGATGACGAGCTAGCAACTAATGATTCTGAACTGGCTTTAGCTATTGAAGAGCTTTCTGCCTCAGACTGCTTTTTGCTTGATTCAGATTCAGAACTAGCCATACTCTCTGAATTCTCTTTGGATTCAGACTTGGAGGCAGCAATACTTTCAGATTCTTCTTTGCTACTTGATAGGGCGCTTTCAGATGACTCCTTCTCCTTAATAGAGTTAGCTTTACTGATACTAGCCTTTCTTTTCGATGCATCTTTTGCTGAACTTTTCTTTGCTTTGCTACTTGAGGCTGTATCTGACTGTGATGCACTCGATCTTGCTGTGCCAGAAGGGGCGGCCCAAACCGTTAATGCTAAGAATAGGATTGTTAGTCCTACTGAGATTAAGGTGTATTTTTTGTATGGACGATTAACACCTGTTTTTGTGAAATGATGAATTCCCCCACGAATTGAAAAGTAAGCTAACGCAATTAAAGATACAAGAAACATAAATGTAAAAAATATATCCAAAGTAATCCCTCCAAAATATGTTATTCCCCAATAACAATAATTCCCCGAATTATAAGTAGTCCCAACTCCTAGCTTTTAATGACATCCTATCTGGTCACTCGGGTTACTGATTGTACTTAGCGTTCAGATTATCCGCGTTCCATTCGGTAGCAATTAAGAAGGGCTAGTTATTTGGTAAATCTAAAGTAATTGTGCCTAATTTTGCATCGTCGTTATCGGGATCGACAGCTTTTACTTTGACAGGATAGTCAGTGTTATCTAGCTCATAACTACTCATGCACTTTACTTCTGCACCGGGTTTAACTTTTTGAAGAGATACATGCTCTAAGGTAGTCCATTCATCTGAGTCTTTATCTGGATTACCAGAGATTAAATCATTAATTGAAGTATCGTTCTCTTGTGTGAAGTTAGTGGCATCCAGTAGGGACATGTATGGTTCTATATTCTGGTCTTTTGAAGTATTTTTGAATGTATAGTAGACAATCAAGTCAGTACCACTCTCAAAATGCGGTGTGGTTTCTGTCGAAGTAATTGTGATTGTATAATTGGTAGTACGTATTGTTTTGCCAGAAACGCCGGGTAATTGTGATATTTTAGCGTTCATTGCATTCCCTGCCTCAGACAATTTTTTGTTGTAGGCTATCCCAAGTTTAGAATAAGCAGCTTTATTAGTATTGCTAACTTTTTTGATATCTGTGTTGTACGAACTCGAAACAGTTTTTCCTTCTATATCACCTAAGTAGGTAGCTATTGAATCATTGAAATTTTTGATAACTTTATAATTGGCATTTTGTTTATATTTAACTAATTTATTATTGTAGATTGTAATCTGCTTATCAGCATTTCTAGCAGTTAATCTAACATTATCATTTAATGTTAAATTACTATCTGTAATAGATTGAAATACAGGGGCCAATTGTTCTGCAGATTTTGTATATTCCAATTTGGCTTGTTCATCGCTCATATTTTTCTTTGTAATAGTGGAACTACTTGGCTGGTTATTGGAAGTGCTATTATGGTTACTTCCGCAAGCAGTTAAAGTTAGGACAGTTAGTACCGCAATATTTAGTGTTAAAATTTTTTTCAATTGAAACTCCTCCAAATTAATATTTTTCCAAATAGAAATCCCCATGATAATTAAATTCTAACCCCCTAGCTTTTAATGACTTCCTATCTGGTCAGCGCTTTTAGATCAGCGAAGCCAGTTCATGCGGTAGCTTGAAAAAATCTAAGAAGTCTAATACATCTTCTTGCTTGCTCCAACCATATTCCTCTTTCAACATGGCCAGCATAAACTTATTAGCCTCTGTTTCGTTGTCATCGGATAGAAAGCTTGTCGTATTTACCGCAAAAAACTGCGTATTAAATCCCTTGTGATGTCGTATATGAAAAATTTCATGATAGCAAACACCATCTTGAGTTCGTTCATCAATTGTGTTGTTAATGACAATCATTGGGATTCGATGTGAATTGTTATTGTAGCCGTAAATATTGTTGCCAAGGTTATTGAATTGCACGTTAATACCCAAGTCACGCGCCAAATCAAAAGCACTTTGAATCCCAAACTTGTTGGTTAAGTGGTCAATATCTTCTTCAATCCACCGTTCCATATAACCAGCTCCTATCATTCCTCTCCATTACGATACTTTTTGGGAGTGAACTTCCTTTTTGCTAATTGTTTGGATAATTCTAATGTTTGACGCATGGACGCTTTGAGCAGTTCTTTGTCCTGATCAGATAGCTCTTGTCCATTTTGGAAAAATGATAAGGAATGTTTAGAGTCGAGCCCGTTCATCATATCTTCAAGTTCCTTATCGATACTTTTTTCGTCTTTTTCCGTTAGATCGTAGTAATGTTTTTTATTATCAGAGGATTCACTATTTATGCTGTTGTTTGCAGAAGATAGGCCAGCAAGATTAAGAATTTCTTCTCGCGTAATTCTCAGCCCTTTAGCCATGCGATCCAAAGTATCTACTTTAGGTATGTTCCTTTCTCCACGTTCAACAAGTGACCAATAAGATGGTGAAATTGCAGGTTTACTATCGGTTTTAGATTGTTGTGAGACTTGTCGCAATGAAAAATGTTTCCGCAGACGAATCTCTTTCAATGAGTTTCCGAACTCTTCCGGTGTTATTGAATCCATTCATATCAGTCCTCCTAATGATTTTAGTATAACAAAAGTCAAAAATACTTAAATGATTTGTAAAACTTTTATACAAAAATCGTTGACAAAAGTTTTACGAATGGTATTATATAAATGTAAGTTAAGAAAGGAGGTAATCGGATGGTTCAGCTATATGTAGTTGGCAAAAAGAAAATCGATGTTTTATTGGCATGGCATGGATATACTCAGAAATCATTGTCAAGCCGTGTTAACATTGGCCCTAGTTATATGTCTTCAATTATCAATGGGAAGAAACCAGTTGGTAAAAGGACAGCAAAAAAGATTGCTGACAAGCTGGGAGTTGAAGTGACGGATATTTTTTTTATTCCTAATGTTGACAAAAGTTATACAAAATCGAGGGAGTCGGCAAAATGACACATCTATCACGAACTACATTAATCAATGCACTAGCAAAGGTTAAACCAGAAACGCCAAGAGTAATGTTTGAGGCACTAAGCGATAAAGCACTAGATGCTGAATTCCGAGCGGTAACGGCCGAGTATAACGAGCAAGCTAGCCAACTTATGTCAGTTTCATATTAGGAGGTGCGAACATGTCAGATACGATATTGATTCGGCATGAGGCTCCAAAGGGTTTCCAATTCATTAGCGAAGAAGAATACGAGAGGTTCCAATCCTGGAAGCAAGCACAGCGTGGTATTTGTACTTGGAAGCTTAAAGATTTGGCCAGGTATAAATACGGAACTAAATCAACCGAACGAGCCTCACGATATTTAACCAAGCATCGCCATGATTTGGATATTGAACAGGGTGGCTTTATTGATTATGTGAATACCCATAACGGCTGGCAGATTCCAGCAGCTGAGATGGTGGATTACCTATTAGATCATCCCGATTAATTTAAATTATAGGTGAATTACATGGAAAGGCCATATAAAGCCCTTTCCAAAATACAGAGGTGTAGGTATGAAGAACAAGTTTGCAGAGCAATTGTTATTGGCATTAGGTAGAGATAAAACACTAACACAGCAGCAGATTGCAGATAGGACGCATGTTTCTCCCGGACAATTGTCTCGGTTGAAGAGTGGATCAAGAAGCACTGATTCACAAATAAGGAAGTCGTTAGCAAATGTAATTAACGATTTTTGGCTTAATTATTCTGGTGCTCGTGAGAATTTCGGCGTGCTGTCATTTCAGAATGACAGGCGTCTAAAGGGTGACATGTTCTCATCCCTAATGCGTCAGAAAAAAGAGCAGCAAGAACGAGAGGCAATGGAAGCTGAGTTTGAGAACGCTATTGCGATTAATCCAAATGATCGGACGCCAGCGCAACAGCTAGTTATTGAACGTTATCCACGTGAATACGCTGAAGAGATTAGCGCCGAGATAACCGATTTGGCTAAGAAGGCTGAGTATGCCGGTATTCCAATGGATAAATTGCAGGAAGTAATCAATAAAGTCAACCAAGAAAATGGCTAGGAGGAAATAGCAATGATTGAAGGAGCAATAGTAGGTTGCGTGTTAACGGCATTGTGGTTCAAGCGTCATGAGGTTGCTAGTTGGTTTGGAATTTAAGGAGATGAAGATACATGACAAGAATACTAGAACAATTGGTACGTGTACTCTGGGAAATTAAAAAAGACCTCCACGTTATTGCAAGTAACATGGAAGCCAATGACAAAAGTGGCGATACTGAACAAATGACGCTAGAAGAGTATGAAAAAAAGACTAGGAAAAGATATGGTCATTAACATAATTCCATTCTTTCTCTGTTAGCCAACCAGAATAATCATCCTTAAAAATCTTAGTTATAAAGAATCTGTCGTTACCGTCGACATTATCTTTTAATTTATCCATCATTTCCGATGCAGAAAGATCACTTCTGAGGAGATATGTTGAATCCCAAAAATGGCACCATGTTCCGTTTGAAATTTTATTTTCGATAGTTTCTTTAATTTCTTTATATCTTTGGCCAGGATTATCAAGGTCGTAGGTCAACATATATGGTTCACTCATGAATATTCACCTCGTTTAATTGGAATGACTAAAGTATACAACTAAAATCTGAAAGGAGATGAAGACGATGAAATTCACGTTCAGGATTGGAAACGTGCTTTACAAACAAATCACGATTGAAGAATTGAATAATCTTTTTGACAAATTTAAGGAGGTCGAACGAATTGGAAGTACGCAAAGTATCGCCAAAGCCTAAATTTGAGTACGAAAAAAGCTGCTCGAGTATTGGTAGTACCCGTGCAGCAAAGACGCTTAATAATTTCATTTTCGAGTTCTATTGTACTCCGAAACTGTCGTTAAGACAACGTTTGGCATGGAGGTGGGCGAAATGAACGGCTACGATAGCTGGTTAATTGACCAAGAAGAAGCTGCGGAAGGCTGGCGTGATGATGTGCCTACTGAGGAAGAGCTGATTGAAAGTGGCGTCATTGCTGGATATTAAATAGGAGGATTTCAATCATGGATGCAATGTTAAAAGAAGAACTTAGAACGGTGACAGAACGTGAAAACGAAGGCTTCAAAATTGACTCATTGGAGAAAGCTGACTGGGCGTTAAAGAAGCTCAAGGCTATCCAAGCGCATGATGATGAAATTGGCCAAGTTGCGAAGAACAATATTGACCAGGCAATTGCATGGCGCGACCGGGAGCTTGATAAGAACCAAGCCAACCGCGAGTACTTCGAAGGGCTACTGACCGACTATTTACGTGATCAACGGTTAGTCGATAAGAAATTCAAAATCGATACCCCTAATGGCCGTGTATCAACTCGTAAGAACCCGGCTGGGTTAGCGTATGACGAAAAGATGGTTTTAAACTCACTTCATAATCAGGGCATGAGCCAATATATCAAGGTCAAGGAATCTATTGATAAAGTTGATTTAAAAAAAGCTGGTCGCATGGTTGGTGACAAGTTTGTCATGGAAGATGGCGAGATTATCGCTGGTATTACTGAAAAACCGGCAACTGAGAAGGTCACGTTTAAATACTAGGAGGAACCGATATGAGTGAAGCAATCGCGAAATCAGAAAATCAAACGAATAGTCTATCCCTAATCATGGGTACTGATCAAAACAAGATGGCTAGCGAACTACAGGCTATCTCTAATTTCCAAACTATGGTTCAACATCAACTAAAAGATGGTCAAGATTTTGGGGTCGTCCCTGGTACACAGAAGCCGACGCTCCTTAAACCGGGTGCCGAAAAAATTCAAATGTTGATGGGTGTGACCAGCGAATACAACGTTATCGATAAAGTTGAGGACTACGAGTCGGGTTATTTCGATTACACCGTCAAGTGCGTGCTGTACAAGAGCGGTATGCAGTTAACTGAGGGATTAGGGTCGGCAAACACAAAAGAGAGCAAGTACGTTTCTCGTGATGGCTTTTCAATGAAAAACACGGTATTGAAAATGGCGAAAAAGCGGGCCCAGGTTGATGCCACACTGACCATCGCTAGTTTATCAAATGTCTTCACGCAAGATGTCGAAGATATGCAGAACTTTAACCAACGTGAGAATAACGAAACCATGACTTATGATGAAGCCTTTAATTTAAAACTTAACTTTGGCAAAAATAAAGGCAAGAGCATGGGAGATGTCATGAATGAGAATCGTGGCTATATTGAATGGCTAGCTGAAAACGCGCAGAAACCTGAATTTAAGACTGCTGCTAAATTATTGCTAGCTGGCAAGCAACAGCCCGCAACTGACGATAAAGCACATGAAGATTTTGATCCTACCACCATCATTGCTAGTTCAAAACAGACGAGTGAGATTGCTAACCTTGCTGGTGAACTGGCCACCCAAACCAAGAATGGCACACCATTATCAGTGACTAATGAGGTTATTCAACAAATTGTCCCTGACTGGAAAGGGACTGACGACGATTGGAAGAATCTAACAGTAGCACAAGCAGAGGATGCTAAGAGTCAGCTACAAGGTTTACTAGCTGCATTTGATAAGAAATAAACATTCGAATTGGCTTGAATGCAGCAGTGACTGAATCCACCGAATGGGTGAAAGGCCCATTAGTAAAGGAGGGACGAATTTGGATTACTTCAAACAACGACGAGCGTACCGTAATTTTAAGATGTATGAAGCGAGTGTCTCTAACGGCCAAAATAATCTGTATCGCGAGTTACTAGACTATGCGAACGACGAAGGCAAGTTGGACGTTCAGTTTCGCATGAAAAATTCGGCATTACTCAGTCTTACAGGACTATCCGAACCCGGCCTCGATAAAGCACGCAACTCATTAGTGCAACTAGGACTAATTAAATACGCTAGAGGCAAGAAAAATGTGAAACCACCTGAATATCGCATTATTAATTTATATAGTAGGTCAGTTGGTTACCCAACCAGTAACCCAACTACAAGTCATAAAAGTAGGCCAACTGGTTTAGATGAAGTAGGTCAACCGGTTGGGCAAGGTGGAGGTCAACCAGTAGGACATAAAGAACTTACTAGTACTGACCCTGACTTGACTGATACTGACTCTTATGATGATGACGCGGGTGTCACACGCGAGCAGGTCATTAACGACTGGACCAACCTGTGGGGATTTCCGAACGGGGTTGCTCGTCCTGAAATTGATGAATGGCTCGCGGTGCTTAAACCTGAATTGGTGGCTTACGCCATTCAAATTGCTGGTGAACACGATGTGCAGTCGCGGGGAGCTTTGAAATATTTGCGTGCAGTGATCAAGGGTTGGCAGCAGCGAAAGATTACGACATTGGCACAGGCTAAACAAGCAACTGCTGATCACGATAAACGGTTGGCTAATGCTAATAAACCAGGTGGTTATTCGAAGCCGCGCCGTAAGGAAATTATGCCAAGGTGGGCGCAAAGTGATGCTTCTCAGGCGGATTCTAAGTCAAACTCAAGCGATGACCAGCAGGACGATATGAGCGACGAGGCGTTCCTAGCGTTCATGAACAGTCAGGAGGAAGCTAAATGAATTGGGGTAATCAATTAGTCAAGTTAGCCGCTAACCATGCCTATGAACCGGCCGCATTGCACTGGACTAAGCAGCGCATGAAACGGCATTTAAAGGCTGGCGGTAGCGCGCAAGATGAAGTGTGCGCTCATGAGTACAAGCTATTTGCACTCGAGGTTTTAATTATTGAATATCAGCGGGATGGCTTAAATTTTGATTTGACCCAATGTTGGGGTAAGCCAGCCGAGTATTTTATTGATCTAGAGCAAGCTAGACAAGGATTGCAAACGGAGGTGAGCGCATGAATGAATTGATTAAAATCACTGAAAAAGATGGGCGGCAGTTGGTGTCTGCCCGGGATCTATATAAAGGACTTCAAATTGCACAACGCTTTAGTCGTTGGGTCGAAAATAATTTTTCTTTGTTTGATGAAGGGGTCGATTTTGACAAGTGTACATCAAGTACGGTTGTCAACAATGGGGCCGTGCGGGAAATTGACGATTATGTTATTACGCTTGACATGGCTAAGCAATTAGCAATGATGGTTAGAAACCAAAATGGTAGCCGTTATCGTAACTATTTCCTAGCTGTTGAAAGACGATGGAACAGCCCTATGGAGGTTGTCAAGCGCGGATATGGGTTTCTGATGAGGGAAAACGAGCAGCTGAAACTGGAGAATGAACAGTTGCAAGGGCCAGCTAGATTAGGCCAAGCAGTTTCAGGCTCAGACGATTCTATCAGCGTTGGTAATTTTGCTAAGGTATTATGCCAGCGCGGTATTAAGACTGGTCAAAACCGCTTGTTCGATTGGCTAAGAACTCATGGCTACCTAATAGCGATGGGGAAACGTTACAACTCACCGACCCAACGAGCGATGGAGCTGGGAATCATGGAAGTGAGAGAAACCGTGATCACCACTAACCATGGTTCAAAGACACGCTTTACGCCCTTAATTACGGGCAAGGGGCAGCAGTATTTTGCTAATAAATTTTTGAAATCGAAGTCAATGGTCAAAGAGGGGTGAACGCATGACTGAAACACAGGTGCTAGTAATTAACGCTGATCTACCCGATAGCGATCACCCACTAGCAATCGGGCCCGAACCGGAAATGTTTAAGCTCGCGCAACATAACTACAAATCTGGTGAATGGCCGTTCCCGGTTAGACTGGTGAAGCCTGGAACTAAGGTAAGCAGTGATGCGGCCTACCTAGCCAGTATGAAACAAGATCCGAAGCAGGGAGAACGTGAAGATATTAAAGCCATTCGGCAAGCACATAAGCATGGCAAACATACGCTTAGAGAACTAGCTGATAGTACGGCAATGGAATTAAATCGGGTAAAGGATTTAGTCCACAAATACAGCCTGCCACTGACTAACGATTACTGGCGTGCTGAGAAGTATAACAATCCTGATGAAGTGATCGCCTATCAAACACTGGCACGATTATGTAAAAGGATTGGCGCCCCAGAATTTTCGATTAGACAGGCCAGTATGTCTAACGGGATTGTTAATGGCTACTACATTAGCCGGGTGCCGAAAGTATGAGCAAAGTTGTGATCAAGGGTGAATTGCCTAGCTTGAATGAGTACATCAAGGCTGAACGGGCCAACAGATACGCCGCAGCTAAACTAAAGAAGCGGTACACGGCCTTATGTAGTGTATATGCGCGAGCTAGTCGAAATTCTGGAGTCGAATTCAGCTGGCCTTGCAAGCTTAAATTTACGTGGTACACGAAGAACAACCGAAAAGATGCGGATAATATCGCGTTTGCTAAAAAGTTTGTGCTGGACGGCTTTATGAAGGCTGGGCTTTTAGGCAACGACAATCGAAAGCACATCACAGGATTCCAGGACGAATTTGCTGTTGATAAACGAAATCCTAGAGTAGAAATAGATGAAATCACGGAGGACGAAGATGCCTAAACACACTAAGAAACGTTCAACGATTAAACGGAAGCACCGGCGCATGAAGCAACACGCCGAAGCAAACAAAAAGCCAACCAAAGAGGACGGTAAGTAATTATGAAATTAAAGATTGAAAATAATGATTTGACCGTAACAGTTGAAGCAACTCGTGAATTGAGTTTTGAGGAAATTTTTAAGTCACATCAGTTGGTGACTGGTCGTAATGATGAACTAAACACTGGTCGTGAGGAAAAACATACATTCGTTCCAGAAGACGCAGGCGAAACGACTGAGGGATCTAATACAGAGTCTAAGTTTGACTTCAAGAAACCGACATGGATGCCTAAAGATGGTGAGATGGTAAAAGCTGAATTTATGTGTCCACAGTGTGGTTACGATAAAGTAACGCATGTTAAGTTCGGCTATAACCGTTGGAGTTGCCCTGGATGTGGAATCAGATTGTTTCTTGCGTATGCAACAGGTACTCGTGGGGAAAAAGATGCAAATGGATTTTACTACAAAGCTAATCGAGAATTTATTAGTCGTGCACCTGAAAACAGTGAAGATGATTTTTCCAAGATGTTTACCCGGTCAGATGATCCAGAGAAGCCAGATGCTTATGACACAATTCCGGATATCAAAAAGTATCTTGATAAGCATGGCATTGATTATTCCCATGCAAAGTTTAAAGGTGACTATGTTGCTTTAATTCCAGATGATTAACCATGATAATCGTCAAGGAGCCAACTAACGAGGAACGAAAGCGGGCGGTTGAAACGTTCGGGGAGGATTGAAAATGAGTGATGAAGTGAAAGAGTTACGTAGGCGATTAATCAATGATTGCATCAACAGCCAAAAAGAAGGCGATATGCAGATGGCAGACGGGATTAAAGTTGCTTTGTTTGAGATAGACCATTTAAATCAGCCTTACTTTGGTAATGATTATTCGCAAGGAGATGGCGACGATGATTAAGTTTAGAGCTTGGCATATGCCGTTTGGAAAGTATGGTGCTATGCAAGAAATGGTGTACAGCAGAGCAAGCCATATTTTAGCACTTGCTGAAACGGAGCCAGAGAAATACATCCCTGAACAGTTTACCGGCCTGAAAGACGTGAATGGCAAGGATATCTATGAAGGCGATGTTGTAAATGTGTGGTCCAATATGAGTGAATTAACAATGGAGCCAACTGTTAATGAAATTGTTTCAGAAGATTCACTTGGACGACCAGGTGTGTTTTTAAAACCAGTAGGGGCACATGTACTTGAACCATGCCTGTATGACTCTTGGAGCACTCAATTTGAAATTATTGGCAACGTGCACGAGAACCCGGAACTACTGGAGGAAGACAAATAAAAACGTCTTACCAAATAAATGGTAAGACGCTGGGCTTGATACATTCGTGCAACTACAGAGTAGTTCCATTATTTAAGAATTGCAAACGTAACGCATCATTACTAGTAGCGTTAGCTCTAAACAAGTGTGCCTGAAGTATAGCATACAAAAAGCCGCCTGTTAAGGCGACTAGTCACAGGGCCACTCGAATGACCGTTGTAAGTATAACATAAAAAAACGCCGCCAGTGCTGACGCCGCTACAATTGATACCTACAAAATTAATTATAGCACAGTCAAAACAAGGGGTGGCATGATGGAGAGCATTTTTAAGGACGTTGATGAAGAACGAACAATTGCTAATGCGGAACGGGTGCTAAAAGACTATTGGAAATGGCGACTACGAGCTCGCAGGGTTAATTTCAACCTGCAAAGTCCAGCAATGGACGGAATGCCTAAAAGTCCTAGCTATGGCAACCATATTGAAGACAAGCAAGTTAGTAAAGCTAACGATGATTTTATGGCTAATTTAGTTGTCAAGGTCATTGAAGCTGTTACAATTGATGAAGAAACGGAGAAATATTCAGAGCTATTAATGCTGCTCTATGTTAAACGGTATTCGAAAACTAAGTGCACGATTAGCCTGAATATCTCCGACAAAACATTTAATAAGTATTTGAAACAAGCCCAGTTAATGTTCGCTGAGATATATCCGGATGGCGTGGAAGACCTGATCGTTAAAAAGTATGAGCCAGAGATTATTGCTCACTACGACGAGGACTGAATTTACTCCGACAAAATTCCGAGTAAATTCCGACAAGTTTCTGTGTTGATTCCGGTAAATAAGTCAAAAAGGGGAGTAAATTAGTATTATCGATAGATAGGTAAGCCACCCCAGCTTGTTAGCCTATCGTCACGGCGGTGCGTCAGAGATGGAGAGCTGTGTCGGTCTGTAAAACCGATCCCATTGGGTGAGTAGGTTCGATTCCTACCGCCGCCATTAAGCAAGTAAGTACGCAATGATAGTGCGTGAATATTTGAATCAACAATAACCTATGCTTACTTGCTTGCTGTTCAGTGCGGAAAACTGGACGGCACCTACATAAGACGCGCAATTAAACGGCCACCAGATAGCTTGCAGGAACAGGCGCGCTGTGGCAACCAACATAAATGGAAAGCATCGGAGGTGATAGCCTTCATGCCTTCTCAGTAATTGCTAGCCGGATTCAAGACCCGGTTAGCGCATATTCCCGTAGCTCAGTGGCAGAGCGCCCAACTTATAATTGGGCGGTCGCTGGTTCGATGCCAGCCGGGAGTATTGCCAGCGGACATTAGGGAGAGTGAGAGCGCTCCTCTCACCGCTGGCATTGTCTATTAGTTAAAGCCCGGGGTCGGAACCGGGCTTTTTTAATACATAAATTTAGGAGTGGTATCAATGTCACGAATGATTCATAGCAAATATGGGTACGAGCCGCCAGAGTGGGTGCAGGCCGATGCTCGGCTAGATAGGTGGTACATGGATAAGAAGCGTCGTGCTAAACAGCATGGCGCTTTTAGTTTGGAGAAAAATAAGGAGGTGCAGCATGAAAGCACAAAAGAAACCAGTAGTTATTGAGTATGAAGTATTTCAAGATGCGGTAACTTGCTTTAATGCATTACAAGATAAGCTAGGACTCGATCCACTTAGAGTAAGCTATCACGATCCGGATCACCCTATCTTAAAGATTGAAACTTTAGAGGGAACCATGACTGCTAATATCGGTGATTACATTATCAAAGTCGTTCACGGTGAACTTTACCCATGTAAGCCCGATATTTTTAAACAAACTTATGACTTACTAGATTAATTACAAAACCGTCGATTTCGGTTTAAAAACGGAGGTAAAAAGTATGAATTTTGGAGAAGCACTTGAAGAATTAAAACAGGGTAACTGTGTTGCACGCAAAGGCTGGAACGGTAAAGGAATCTTCATTAAGTTGAAAAAAGGAGAATCTTTAAGCACACCAAACAATCATTTTGATGAGGTCATGACGCACGATTTCATTTATATTGATACGACTGGTTTGCACACGAACAATCCAGATGCACCTATGGATCGTGTTCCATGGTTGGCTAGTCAAACTGATATGTTGGCTGACGATTGGGTCGTAGTCGAATGACAATAATTAATTCCAATTAACGGAGGTGTGGTGGTATGTAATGGCTAAGTATGAAAAATGGTTAACTCCTGATGGACTTGTCCGAATTGGTGGCTGGGCGCGTGACGGTCTCACTGATGAGCAGATAGCGCATAACATGGGGATTAGCCGCTCGACGCTGAACGCATGGAAAAAAAGGTTTTCGGACATTTCGGACACCATAGGAAAAGGCAAGGATGTTGTAGACAGGCAAGTTGAGAATGCACTATTAAAGCGTGCTATGGGAACCACGACAACCGACAAGATGTATCGCATGGTTCATAAAGACGATGACGTACTTGATATGGAAAGGCGACGTTTTAGCAATGCTTGGAAATTAAAGCACCCAGAGGCCTCTAAGAAAGAGATTGATGACGCTGCCATTGCGGGAGTAAAGGAATATAAGCGCATTCAGCAGACTGAAAATGTTCATGAATTTCCACCTGATGTTAATGCAGCTATATTTTGGCTACGTAATCGTAAACCAAAAGCATACCGTGATCAAAGTTTCCAACAGCTTAATGAAGCACAAACTGATAAAGCGAAAGCTGAGGCACGTATTAGTAGTCATAAGGCTAATGAACTTGAAGGCGTTGGTCATGTAAATCCATTGCTTAAAGCTTTAGCTAAAGGAGCACAACAGTTAGTGCCGAAGGAGGAAGAAGACGATGCAAACACCACTAAGTAGTATTCAATATGGTAAGAAACAGGCAACGTTTATTTTTTCTCCATTCGACCATCTGTTTGATGTGAATGAGGGCTCAATTCGTGCCGGTAAGACAGCAGCTGATGATGCTCGGCTAGCACTGTTTTATTTGGCAACAACGGACGAGAACCATTTAGTTAGCGCTTATAACCAGGAGCTTGCTTATAATCTGTTTATCGAAGGCGATGGCATGGGACTAGCCTATATATTTGATGGTGCTAGTCATTTGAGACGTGATCGTGGTGGCGACCATTTAGCTTTAGACCTACCGAGTGGAAAAAAGAAGATTTACTTCAAAGGTGGGGCCAAGTCAAACAGTGCTAACGCCATTCGCGGGATGTCATTGGGCTCAGTCGCGTACTCTGAAATCAACTTGTTAAACCGCGAGTTTCTTGACGAAACCTTTCGGCGGACGGCCGCAGCTAAGTATCGTTATCATCTTGCTGACCTTAACCCACCGGCACCACAAGACCCAATTATCAAATTTTTTGATGAGCGCGATGCGCATTGGTTACATTGGCGTATGTCTGATAATCCAGTGATGACAACCAAGCGTTTGGCTGAGATGGAGACACAGCTAAAGAAAAATCCATATCTGTACAAGCGTGATTGGTTAGGATTAAGAGTCATGCCGCAGGGAATTATCTATGATCAGTTTGACCAAGACAGTATGACTAACCATACCTTAATTGGGCAGCCAGTAGAAATGTACTTTACTGGTGATGCTGGTCAAGATGATGCTACAACGATGAGTTGCAATATTGTTACGCGCGTCCGTCAGCCTGATGGGCGGTTTAAGTTTGTTTTAAACCGCGTTGCCAATTATTATCATAGTGGCACGGAAACGGGACAAACCAAGGCGATGAGTACGTATGCCACAGAATTGAGAAGATTTATTTTGTGGTGTGTTAACACATACCAATTGCACTACTCAATGGTGTTAGTGGACCCCGCTTCATTAGCGCTACGGCAAGAGCTAATTAAGGTTGGCATCGAGGCTGGTAAGGCGGATAACAACGGGCATGATCATGTTGGTAACTCTAAAGGAATTGAAGTCGGCATTCAGCGGCAACAATCATTGATTGCAGATGGTCAGTTTGTCTTGGTTGATACGCCGGATAGTGGACTAGCAAATCAGAGCTATGATAATTATCACTTTGTTAAAGAACTTGGTATGTATGTGCGTGATGAAACAACTGGCAAGCCGGTCGATGCTAATAACCATGCAATGGACGAGTGCCGATACGCTGCTAATTACTTTACGAAGAAATACAAGGGAGGTTACTAGCCTTGTTTAACAGAATACACGATTGGATAAAGGGGGTGTTAGTCAAAATGGGATTAGCTACTGAGTTGCAAAGTGTAACTGATCATAAGAAGGTAATGGCGGATGATGACCAGTATGGATTGATTGCTAAGTGGTTTAGCATTTATCAGTCAACACCGGAATGGTTGAAAATACACAAAAAGCTACCCGACGATTCTTACTTGGATCGCCAAAAGATGTCATTAAACATGGGACAAGTTGCCGCCAAGAAGATGGCAAGTTTGGTATTCAATCAAAAGGCTGTCATTACTGTTAGCCCAAAGAACGCGAAGAATCCTGATAATCCCTCATCGCCAGAAGATTATCAAACGGTTGAGAATCAGTTCGTACAGCAAACCTTGAAGGACAATCATTTTTATAACAATTTTGAACGTTACTTAGAATATATGTTCGCAACTGGTGGCATTGTGATTCGTCTATATACCGATCGTGGTAAAGTTAAGATTCGATTTGCTACCGCTGATGCATTCTATCCAATCACGTCAGATGCTAATGGTGTCAGTGAAGCTGTCATTGCCTCCAAGTTCATGAGTGACAGTCATTACTATACGTTATTGGAATGGCATGAAGAAACAGATACGGACTATGTCGTGACTAACGAAGTCTACAAGAGCACGACCAATAGCAATGATGACTTGGGTGTGAAAATTGATGATTGGAGTAACTTGCCGGATGCATTCAAAAACATGTCACCGCAGCCGACTAGGTATTCCAAAAAGCTTTATTCACGGCCGACGTTTATCTATTTAAAGCCAAATTTAGCTAATAACTTGCACATTGACAGTCCATTGGGTATTCCTATCTACGCTAACGCTATAGACACATTGCGCCAGTTAGATGAAGCCTATGACTTGTTATTCCAAGAATTTGTCAAAGGAAAGCGGCGTATTGCCGCACCAGCAAATCAATTGAAACGTGAAGTTGACCCACAAACCGGTAAAACACGCTATTATGTTGATTGGAGTGAAGATGTCTACATGGCATACAACACGACAATGAGTGGCGGTGATGGTGAGTCAGCGAAACCGACTGATATTACATTAGGACTGCGAAATGAAGCAATTGTGGCTGGCATCAATGATTTGTTGCATTTCTACTCTTCACAAATTGGTTTCAGCGCAGATATGTTTACGTTTGACAGCAAACAGGGTGTTATCACAGCGACAGCGGTAATCAGTGAGAATAGTGATACGTATCAATCCAAAAACAGTCATGAAACGTTGATTGGAGAAGCAATTGAACATGTTTGCCAGATTATTGTGGAGCTGGCTAAAAATGATTCAGGCGTACAATATTCAGGTCAAACAGATATTGATATTTCTGTTAACTTTGATGATTCGATTGCCAAAGACCGAAATGATAATCTGGATTATTACATGAAAGCTAATGGCAATCACCCCGTCATGACACAACTAGAAGCAATCAAGCGCGCCAATGGAATTACTGATGTTGAGGCTCAACAGGTTCTTGACCAAATCAATGCAGAAACAGCAAATGCTGAAGGTGCAATTGAAGATGTTGTCGGTGGTAACGGTAAAGATGGTGAGGGTAATGCTTAAACCATGGGATTTATCGGGTTATTCGGATGAAGATGCTAACAACTATGCTAATGTTGAAGATTTGATTTGGTCTTTCATTATCAACCTGATAGGAAATGAAGCATCTAAACATGATGATACCGATAATGAATGGATAAACGAATTACTTAATCATGCAGATGATGTTAGGCAATATGCTGCTAAAATAACTGTCTCGCCTACACAGCATGCGTCTAAGCAATTGCACACAAGACTTAGTACAATCAGTCAATATAATGTCAAACAAGCTGAAAAGTGGCTTAAAAAGGTTACTGGAAAGCAAGCGGATTCGATCAAGGATTCGCAACAGTTTAAGCAAGTTGTTGATGACCAGTTAACAGAGACGGATAATTATCTGAACCTTGCTAGACGTAATATGAGCGCTAATGCGTATCAGATGTTTAGGGGAATTGTTGGTGATGCAAAACGGTCAATTGATAGTGGTACAACTGCTATCAAAGCAATGGCTAAAGCCAGTGAGCAATGGGCAAAACAAGGTGTACCCGCACTCGTTGATAAGGCTGGTCGAAAATGGTCACCAGATGTCTATGTGCGGACAGTGGTTAACTCAAGTATTAATAGTGCTACGAATGATACAGAGTTACTTAGGTATCGCCAGTATGGCTCGTTAGTTAAAGTTAGTTCACATATTGGATGCCGTCCAAGCCACTTACAGTATCAAGACCATGTTTATTCTTTGAACGGTAATACAGACAAGTATCCAGATTTCGAATCAACAACGGGATACGGTACGATTACTGGCATTGGGGGCATTAATTGCCGACATTATACGATTCCATATATCGAAGGCTACGGTTCAATGCCAGTGCCACAGCAGTCAGATGATGGCAATGCTGCTAGGTATCAATTAGAACAAACTCAGCGACGACTTGAACGTGAGGTGCGAAAAGCTAAGCGTAAACTGATAGCAGCTAAAAAGCTTGGTGATCAAAGTGATATTACGGCTGCACAAGAATTAGTGAGCCGTCGTCAGTCAGTTACTCGTCAGTTTGTTAACAGGCATGGACTAGTACGTCAATACAATCGAGAAAAAAAGTAGTGCCCTTAGCATGGCGTTAAAAGGCTTATTTTTTATACCTTAATTTAGAGAGGAGCAATAAATATGGCAGAAGATAATCCAGTTCCAACACCTGAACCAGTGCCGACTACTGATCCAGTACCGACTCCTACGCCAATTGATACTAAACAGGTAGCCACAGAAGCGCGTACCGAATTATTAAAGTCACTTGGGTTCGATAACGAGGAAGACTTGAAAGGTGTCGTCGAACAACATAATAAAGATGTGGCGGCTAATCAGAGTGCATTGGAGGCTAAATCCGGTGAGTTAGACAAGGCTACCAGTAAACTTGCAAAAGAAACTAGTCGTGCTGACACTGCAGAAGCTCAAGTAGCTGCTCTTAAACAAGGAGTTGATGCTGATCATTTAAGTGATGCGCTGGCGCTCGCTAAGGCTGACTTGGTGAATAAAGCTAATGGCGTTAAAACAATCGATGAGGCATTAACAGGTGTTTTGGCACGGAACCCATCGTTTAAAGGCGCAGAAGCCGCACAAGGAACAGCCGTTGCTGGTCAGAACCTTAGTGGTGGTCAAGGTAACGTTGCGGTGCCAGATTTGTCAAAGATTAGCTATGGTGAAGCTGCAAAACTGAAACTAGAGCACCCTGATGTTTACAAGCAAGCGGTTAAAAAACTAACAAATAATTAGGAGGAAATAACTCATGGCAGATGAAACAACTGTATTAGATAACCTGATTGATCCACAAGTTATGACTGCGATTATTAGCGCTAAATTACCAAAGGCAATCCGATTTAGCGCTATTGCACCTGTTGACAATACACTTGAAGGTCGACCAGGTACTGATGTAACCGTACCTCGATACAAGTATATCGGAGATGCAACGGATGTCGATGAAGGTGGCGCTATTGATTATGCTAGCCTTTCAACAGATACCGACATGTTCACGATTAAGAAAGCAGGTAAAGGTGTCAAGATTACTGACGAAGCCGCTCTGTCTGGATATGGAGATACAGTGGGTGAAGGTCAGCGACAAATTACGATGGCAATCGCATCTAAGATTGACAATGATATCTTGGCTACTGCAATGAAAGCACGGCTTACGCTAAGCACTGGCGTTGATGTTACGTCGTTGGATATGGTTGATGCAATTGAAGCTGCATTTAATGATGATACGAGTGAATACGCAGTAGAAGATGATTCACCGACCACCGGCGTATTGTTTATGAACCCTAAAGATGTCAATAAACTACGTAAGGCCGCTGCTGAGAACTGGACGCGAGCAACTGATTTAGGTGACAACATCTTGATTAGTGGCACATTTGGTGAGTTACTTGGATGGCAAATTGTGCGGTCACGTAAAATCAAAGAAGGCTCCGCCTTAGCAGTTAAGCCGGGTGCAATGCGTACCTACATGAAGCGGAACGTTCTCTCTGAAAAGGGTCGCGATATGGATCATAAGATCACTAAGTTTAATGCCGATGAACATTATGGTGTTGCAATCTATGATGACACTAAGTTATTAGTCATTAATCCATTTGATGTCGAAGGCGGTACTGTTATTAACCAAAACGTAACCAGCACTAAGGATGTTACAGTTAAAAAGTCCAATAAGGGTAAAGCTGTGGCATCTGATGCGCCGTCAAAATAATGTCACCGTCTAATATTAAAGCAATGCCTACGAATGACGGTGCGAAGATCACAGCAAAGTAGGCAATTAAAAATAGGAGGAATATAGAATGGCTAAAGTGTTGAATGCTTATCAAAAGGGTAATGAAACGGCAATTGCAACTGGTGATGCAACCAGTGTGGCAATTACTGGCTTATCAGCTGGCACAGTTGTTGCTACTGGTGACTATCAGGTTGCCTATGTGGACGGTAGTCAAACGAGTGACAAGGTAGATGTTCCCGGATTTACGGTTCTTGCTGCTAAGCCCGCTGATCCACAAGATGTTAAAGCTACAGCAACCACTGATGGTACAAGTGTAACTGCTAGTTAGAGGTGATTAGATGCCGATAGTAGATCAAGATTTTTACAATAATGTTTATTTTGGTGAGACGGTACCAGCAAATATTAAGTTTGAACGTTTGGAAATGCGGGCAGAAGAGATAGTCAATCAATACGCAAATTATTATTTCGATTCGCATAGTCTTGATGATTTGCTACTTGATGCTGACCGAATTAACGTGAAGAAGGCTGTCTGTGCCCAGATTGAATGGTTTATTGATTCTGGTGGGGTTGAAGAGTTAGCCAACGCTAAACAATCGGCTAAAGGGATTAGTCATGTAACGATAGGCAAATTTAGTTATGAGAAGTCAGCGCCCGCAACGCTGCCACGTGGTACGGCACAACGCTCCAATGCGGCAATCAACTACTTAAGGCCAACTGGCCTATTGTATCGTGGGGTGCACTAAATGGATGACATTATTGATCCAATTCCCATTGAGTTATTAGATGATGCCATCAAAGTGACACCATACGACGCTGACAATGCCAAAAAGAAATCTTGGGTTGCTAATTCAGATAGCAATAGAGCTGATGACTACATGATTTCGCATGTACGAGTTGAACCTGCAACTTCGGTGTCAGTACAATCTGTTGGTGGCAATGCTAGTGCACAGGTTGTCACCGGGGCTTACACATTAATTATTGATTCAGCTAATTCAGCACCACTAGATAGGTTACTCAAGCTTAACGACAAAGTTGAAGTACAAAGTACCCAACAATCGTTAATCGTGAAGAGTCTTGATCCTATTTATGATTTCGGTACGCATGTTCATCATTGGGAAGGGGTGCTGCAATGACTAACAAAGTAGACTTGTCACCATTAGTTACACGTTTGAATAATATTAATGTGTTGACAAACCGACTAGCAGATGTGATTGTGCGTGATTCTGATCAGTATGTACCATTCTTAAGTAGTCATTTAGCCAAACATGTATCGAGGATTCAAACCGGTACTGGCGTTACTATTGTTTGGACAGAGCCGTATGCGGCCTATATGTATGGTGGTAAAGTCATGGTGAAAGCACCAGATGCAATGGGCCAGCGAAGTGGCTATCACAAAGTCGTGACGGACCGACCCTTGAATTACAATCACACTAAGCATGCGTTAGCTCAAAAAGGTTGGGTTGATAAAGCCTATTTGGTTAACGGTCACAATTGGTCAGCACTTGTTGCACACGGATTGGGGGCGACGGAGTGAGTCAGGCTGACCTTGATTTGGATGCTCGGGTCGCTGATTACATCAGTGCTAACGTTAAGCTGTTTGATACTTTAACGCTGGGTAACGATTATGCTCCTGGAATGTCACTGAGTTATACATTGCAACCCGCTGGACCGGCAACGCGATATTATGACGGTCGCCGCCGCCGTAGTTTTGCATTTGCAATCACTGCTAAACATCCACACGGAATTGTTTGTATTAACACTCTCAGTGCCATTATGGACATCATGGAGAATGCAACACCGATATCAATCAAAAGTGAGAACGGAAGTTTCAAATTCATAAGCGCCAAGATGACAACCTCACCGGAGTTTCTAGCCACTGTTCAGGATGACGATGGTCGAGATGCTCAAAAGTATGGTGTCTATCAAGGCGCTTTTAGTGTACAAGTAATTATTTAATTTAGGAGGAATACAAAATGGCTGATGCTACAACACCAACAACTGACCCGAATGACAAAAATGTTTTAGGATCGATCCAAGAAAACTATCTAGACGAGTACTGGGTAGGCAAGACCGGAGCTGATAAAACCGTAACCTGGTTATACCTGGCGGATGGGATTACGACCGTGACGCCTAAGTATACTGACAAAAAGAAGACCGCTGCTTACATGAATGGTGGTGGTCAAGAACGTAACACCGTTACTGGTGTTACTTCTAGTTATGATATCTCGGGGGATCGTTCAATTGGTAATCCGGCCCAAGATGATATTGCTGATATGAAGCAAAAAACCGGCGGTCAACGTGAACGGATGTTCCGCAAAGTGCAGTGGCTACAACAGGACGATGGCTCATTAACCCCCAATTCAATTGAATCAGGTATTGGGACCTTTACCGATATTGACGATGGTGGTGGTGGTGCTGATGACAACGGGAGTTTTAAAACTACGATGAACTACAATTCATCACCAACTGTTATCAAGGCAAGTGACCCGGCTGCTATGACAACAGCGTTGAAAGATACACCTTGTCAGAACGCTATTATTTTGGGCGTTAAAGCTAATTCGTTAGCTGGCAGTGGTGATACGCCGTCAAAATAACAGCGCCATCGGGTGTTCAATCTTTACCTACAAACGATGGCGCAATTATAAAAAGTATGTAGGTAAGTGGCGGAGCAATCCGTCATACATAGAATTTAAAAAATATAGGAGGCACTAACATGAGTGATGTAATTAAATTAGAGGTTCCTAGTGACAGTATGACGTTTGAAATTGGTGATAAGAATTACACGGCAAGTTTTGCTGATAAATCATTTGCTGTTTTTACAGATCAATATAATGACATTAAAATGGCTGAGGTGAAATTGCAGCAGGAGCTACATCATCGATCAGTTGAGTTAACTGATAAAGAAGCTCAATTGGAAAAAGATATGATTAATGAACCAATGACGGCGTTAGATCATAAGAAACAAATCCTACAACGACGCTATTTACGAATGTACGATGATATTCAGAACAAATATAAGCTTGAAGCTAAGGAACGCTTTTATCAATTACTTGATGGCATGTTTGGCAAAAATGCTGGCAAGGAACTATACCATACTTGCAATGATTCCATGGTGGTATTTGCTAAGGTTGTCGCTCAAATCATGATTAACGTAGAACAACATACGGATATTTCCGATTATCGCGACAAGTACTTACAGTCCATTACAGAATTGCGGAAGAATGAACAATGAGTTTTACCGATATAAACACTAACAGCATCGTATTTCAGAAACATCGGTATCGTTTAGACCTTTCATTTCGCATGGTGTTGCTATATTTTAAAGCGATTCGGGATGAAGGCCTCACTACATCAGAGCGTGTAGAAGTCAGCTTAAAAGCGCTGGTATTGGACGATACGAGCAAGCTACGTTTTGAAGACAAGGGTCAGTTACTGTCTGAAATATTTAATACAAAAATTAATAATGACCGCGATCGAATTCGAGCCAAGGTGCTCAAGTCTGGTAAGCGGTCTTTTGATTTTGATGAAGACGAATCGTTAATCAAGGCTGGGTTCCAACAACAATATGGTATCGATTTAGACCGAGATAGTCTCAGTTGGGAACGGTTTACCACTATGTTGGATGGTCTTAATGAAGATACGCAATTTAAAAAAGTTGTCAGGTTTCGACTGACCAAGGTTAGTGATGATATGGATGCTGATACGCAAAATTATTTAAAGCAAATGAAGCTGATTTATGGATTAAAACAAGCTCACACCGATGGCGACGGCAAGCTGACACCAGATGAACTATCTATCGAGCTAGCTAATTTAGATATGCCACACAAGGCGTTACGGATGAAAGAGTTACGGGAGCAAGGGAAAATATAGAAAGGATGTGTGTAGATGGCTGATATTGCTGGTAGTGTCAAGATTAACGTAGACTTAATCGCTAAAGAGGCGCTTGCACAAGCCGAAGTTCTTAAGCGAACATTTAAAGACGTGGATGTTAGCCCGAAAGCAGCTGCCAACTTAAAAGTGTTGAATCAAGGGTTAGAGACAACTGCAGCCAGCTATAGTAAGCTATCAGCTGCTCAAGAACAAGCAGGGCTGCACATGTCTTCTCAAGTTTCTAAGTTGAACTCTTATAAAGCACAGTTGCAAGCTAACCGACAAGAGATGACAGCAACAGCTGGTGAGATTGGTCGTCTGTCACGAGCAGAAGGTGATAATTCTGCTCAAGTAGTAGCGGCTAAAAGCAAATATGCTGCCCTTGAACGTGAACAGCAAGCTCTGGTTTTGTCAGCAGGCAAGCTGCAAAAAAGTGTTGGTGCATTAACACCAGGAATGGCCGCCGATGCCGATAAAGCTATGGCTATGGGTACCAAGCTTCAAAATACCGGCGAGAAGATTAGTTCCCTTGGAAGTAAGGCTACTATTGGTTTTACAGTGCCGATTGTCACAGCCATGGGAGCGGCAACTAAATCTTTTATTAATTTTGATTCTCAAATTAAGTCAATGGGTGCCTTACTAGATGACGGTCATACTAGTGCTTCAAAGTTAAAATCAGAGCTAAATTCTTTGGGCGATGCTAGTAAAAAATGGTCAGTTCAATATGGTGTATCGACTACCCAAATTAATGATGGAATGACTGAGATGATCAAAAAAGGATATAGTTTCCAACAAGTTATGGGAGGGATGCCATCTATATTGAATGCAACCAAGGCTTCCGGTGATGACTTTAATGATGTTATGAAGGTTTCTACATCGACACTCGAACAATTTGGCCTCAAATCAAATAATACAGCCACTATGTTGAAAAACACGCAACGAGTTACTGATGGATTAACGTATGTTGCAAACAAAACTTCTGCGGGCTTTACTGATATGGGATATGCCATGGAGTATGTAGGACCAGTAGCACATGGCTTGAACATGAGCCTGGAGGAAACTTCTGCGGCAATTGGTTTGATGAGTAATCAGGGAATTGAAGGGCAAAAAGCAGGTACTTCTTTACGTGGCGCACTTTCTGCTTTATTGACGCCGTCAAAACAAAATATGGAAGGATTTAAAGCACTTGGTGTCTCCGTATCAGATTTCAAGAAGGGCACGCTAACGTTGCCTGACATTCTAGATAATATTAAGGCTAAGTCCAAGGGCATGACTAAACAACAGTTGCAATCAAATTTAGCATTAGCATTTGGTACTGAGGCCCAGTCTGGGATGAATATTTTAGTTAATGAAGGTGGAGACGCACTTCGAAAGCTCACTTCAGAGACACAAAACTCAACAGGTTACACCAAAAAGCTAGCAGATACTATGAACGATACCGCTAAGGCTAATGTTGATAAATTTAAACAGTCACTAAATGTGCTTGGAATTGAAGCAGGCCAGCATTTACTCCCGTTGGTTACAGAATTCTTAAAACATGCAAAAGAATTAATAGAACGGTTTAATAACTTAGACCCAGCAACACAGAAGTTAATTCTTAATACAGGCTTAGCTGTTGCGGCTGGTGGACCATTGATTAGCATGTTTGGAAAATTGACCTCTGGTGTAGGGCTACTAACTAGTGGATCTATGAAATTATTGGTTGGTGCTGCCAAGCTATCACCGCTATTTGGCACTTTAGTTAAAGATGGCGGCGCGGCCAGCACTGTCATTGCTAGCCTTAGTGGTGGTGCAGAAGCAGGTTCAGCATCCTTGTTAGGTTTAGGTGGGTCAGCATTAGGTACAGTTTCAGGATTAGGTGCATTGGCTGCGGCTGCTGCCCCTGTTGTATTGGGTGTAGCTGCCGTTGGAACGGCGAGTTACTTTGCTATTAAGGCCGGCATAGAACATGATAATCAGTTGAAGCGCCAACGTGCTTCGATGGACGAGTATGGTGCCAATATCAGCCAAAACTCGCAAAAAGCGATTGCCTCGTTTAATGAACTACATCAAAAAGCCAAAAATGATATGGCACTATTGGACACTGCGGTAGGTAAGCAGTCTAAACAATTATCTAGCGATGTGGTTACTAAATACAGTAAGATGGCTGATTTAGTTGAACAACAGTTTTCCAAGACTAAAAAGGCTGGGATGGACGCACTATCCGACTTATCTAGAAGCTTTGGAAGTGCTGGCAATAGCTGGGTAACGCAAGTCGAAAAGGGTGTTGATAAGCGGGCTGATGGGCAAACTAGTAAGCTTGAAAAAGCTAAAAAAACGATGGAGAGCATTTTAAAGTCAGTTGACGGTGACTTCTCTAAGTTGTCTGCTACTCAGAAGGCCAAGCTAAATGAGGCTGAAGCTTACATTGACTCGCAAGTCTCTGCCTTTGGTATGGCTTATAAAGACCAGCAAGCGTTATATAAATCTTATGTGCAACAACATGGCACTATCACGGATGGCATGTATAAGGCGGACGTAAAGTCAGCAGATTCGGCATATTCAAAGACTTATGGCAAGGCAAGTGATAGTTATAAGAAGAGTCTGTCTGAGCTGAAATCACTAAGAAAAAATGACCAAATTAGCAAAGACCAATACGACCAAGCACTTGCCATGCTTGACGCTAAGCGTAACAAGCAACAAACTCAAGCTTCGTTGGAATACATCAAAACTGAAAAGGCGGCTGGCGATGCGTATAACAACAATGGTCGTGAAAGCTTGCGTACTAAGCAAACACTTGATGATGAATACACGAAAACGATTACCGATGAGAATGGCAAAAAGGAAAAACTTTATTGGGACGATGTCAGCAACAGCGAAGAATCTGCAGCTAAGTGGATTGCGGACCATAAGAAAGACAATCAGAAGTACATTGATGATCAAGTTAACGCACATGGGACCATTGAAAAGAATATAGCTAAGTTCCAGAAGTCTCAGGCTAAAGCCTATGAAGCAATGGGAATGTCCGACTCTACTGCTGCTGCACAAGCAAAGGTAGATGCCGATAATATGCTGGCAGAGACAACAAAAGCAGGTGCTAAATTGGCCGCAAGTGCTGAAAAAACGCATGATAATTATGTTAAATCTTTGAATAAAGGTACTTTGGGAAGCCCAGCCAATGTTGCTAAGCAATGGGGACTTGATCTTTCTGATAGCGCTGCAAACATTTCTCTTGGCAAATACGGATATAAAACTGCACAACAGTTCTGGACTGATGTCAAATCTGGTAGCAAACAGGGTTATGAAGAAGCACAAGTATATTTCAATTCAATTCTAACTGGCTTCAAGGATGACGGCAAAAAGAATATCAGTGATTTAACCGATTCTGAACAGGAAGAACTTCGATCAGGTCTTTCAACGGGAATCTTATCTTTGAAAGATTTAGCTCCTGTTTTTGGTAATACGATTACTGGCCTTTTCCCGAAAGACTTGTCCAAGCTGAGCGGAAAAGAAATTGATACCCTTAAACAAGGGTTAACCGATGGAGCCGTGACTATTTCAGATTTGAAACAACAATTTGGAGACAATATTACCGGTTTGTTTCCTAAGGATCTATCAAAGCTCGGAAAAACTGATATAGCAACTTTAAAAGAAGGACTCAAAAGTGGTGATATCACTGACGCTCAATTGAAAAGCCGCTATGACAAACAATATGCTGCTATTTTTAAGCAAAATTTATCTAAATTGGGCAAGAGCAATATCCAAACGCTCAAGTTAGGTTTGGATTTAGGTATCATTACCAAGAGTGATTTAAAGACACGCTATGGTAAAGCAATTTCTAATATTTTTGATCACGATTTGAAAAAGATTGGGCAAAAAGATATTGACACTTTAGCAACTGGTATTGATTTAGGAATCCCTGGTGCTAAATCTGCATTGAATAAGCTAAAGTCAGCTGTAAAGAGTGGAGCTAAAATCAATATCACTGGCGAAGGGTCATGGACCATGGATACCCTTAACAAGGCTTATGCTGATAAGAAAATTTCAACTGAAAACTACTTGAAAGTATTAGCAGCGATGGTTAAGGGGAAAACTAATATTGATATTGGTGAAAGCGGCCGTAAAACCATGGATAGTTATAACGATGGTATCAACGGTGAGAAAAAGGTACCTATTAATTCAGTTACGGGGACTGCTCAAACCATCAAAGATGTTATGACTTTGGGGCAAAAAGCTGTTGGTGCTGGCCACGATACAATGGAATCATTCAATCAAGGCCTAGTCGATAAAGCTGCCGACCCCCTGAAGTCTGCTGGCGGAGTTGGAAAGGGTGTTGCTCATAACCTTGATCAAGGTGGAGCTAGTGTTAATGCATTGTCTAAAGCTGTTGGTGGCAAGAGTTCTTACACAGCAACTGAAAATAAGTTAAGCATAACGACAGGGATACCACATAAAACCGGTACCAATGGCAAAATAACCAGCCCTGAAACCGCGATAGTTGGTGATGGTTATAAGCCAGAATTGATCGATTACGGTAATGGTTCCTTAGGACTATCACCGGCTGTTCCAACTGTGACTCACTTGCCTGTTGGCGCTCAAGTCTTTTCAGGCGAGGATACTGAAAAAGCGGCACCAATTCTTAAAATGATGGGGTTGCCGATGTTTGCGACTGGTTCCGGTGGTAGCATCGTTGATTGGATCAAGAACCTATTTGGTGATGCTATGAAGTTCATGGAGCACCCCATTAAGAACTGGGGAAAATTAATAGATTCAAGTTTTGATATGAACCTGTTTCCAGGTGGATCACAAAGTCATTTCGGACCTGATACAAAATCATGGGAAAAGAAACAAACTAGCTGGTTGAAAAAACTTGAGGACAGTCTAGGCGACTTGGGTGGCGGCGGTGCAACGTACAATCCAAGCATGATTAAACGTGCAGCGCTTGCTATGAAGACCAGCATAGACGGTGAAAAATTAAAACAATTACAATACTTGATTAAGAACGAATCAGGCGGCAATGCTCACATTAGAGGAATTGATGACGGTGACGGTACAGGCCCTGCTATGGGGCTACTACAATACAAGCGATCTACTTTTGATACCTACGCACTACCCGGGCACCACAACATCTTATCTGCATGGGATCAATTATTAGCGTTTTTTAACGATAGCAATTGGAGTTCAGATATTGGTGTAGGTTATAACGGCAAATATGGCGAGTGGCGTGGACAAGCTTCCGGGCCAAGCGGTCATCGTCGTTTTGACAAGGGCGGCGAGTCCTATGAAAAGCAATTAGCATGGGTATCTGAGCATAACCAACGTGAAATTCATATTCCGGATGATCAGTCGAATTACAGCAAGTATTTAACGGACCAAGCTGTCAAGATGTCATTTGGTCAGCAGGCTTTTGTCGCTACAAGTGCGGAACAGGCCGCTGGATTAAAGAGTACCATTCCCGTAGATATTCCTAAGAACGGTGAGCCCGTCACAGTCAATGGTGCCACGGCAAACGGAACTGGTGAGGTGTTAGGTATGGTCAAGTCATTAGTGGACGCAATTACTAGCAAGACAGTTAACATCACTGCCAAACTAGATAATGGCGTCCTCTTTAATGCCCAGTATCCGTTAATTAAGCTGGCTCTAGGTCAAGATGTTGTCATTGATCGAGCGAGAGGAGGCAAATAGATGGAGTTAGATATTCAAGTGATTCAACAGGATGGCAGTAATTACTGGCTATCTGATTTGGGTATTCAAGTAGAAAAGTTTTCACCACCTGCACCGACGTTCACTCGAACTTACACGCCAGTTGGTAAGTACAATGTGGCTTCATCTGAAACACACACGAGCGAACGCAAGATACCACTAGTGTTTGATGTCAAAACAATTGACTCAGTTGACCAAGAACTAATGCGGTTGAAGCTGTTTGATTTATTTCGTGGCTACGAGGACTTTTATGTCGTTAGCAGTGCTATTCCGTCAATTCGTTGGCCGGTTCACGCAGATGATGGGTTTAATATAGAACCTTATGAGGCATCACCCATTATGACGGAGGATATCACAGTTAACTTAGTTGTTACTGGTGGATTTGGCGAGACAATTAACACCACTGCCAACATGAAGAATAACATTCCATTAGGATTTGATATTCCATTTGCATGTTTGCCACCGTATCGTTTCACCAATCAAAGTGACGTCAAGGTGTTTGTTGGTGGCTCAATTCCGTTGCTGGCTGATGGCAAGACGGCTACATTAACCTTCCATGGAGATGTGGCTAGTCAATTATCGATTACTAACAAAACTACGGGACAAGTGTTTCAGTTAAATCAAGCATTGAAGAAATCCCAGACTCTAATTTTATATGGCATGGTTCCAGTTGTAGATGGCGTGAATGTCTACAGCAAGGGGAATCATGCCTATTTAGATTACGTCAAAGGGATTAATGAATTACTGGTGGCGGGCGCAACGAATTATGATTTGGAGTTTGATACACGCTATTACGTTTAGGAGGTGTGACAGTGTTTTATTTACGTGATGTAACAGGTAACGAACTACCGGTTATCCCAATTTCAGCACAATTGACTAAAACTGTGAATCAGGTGTCACAACTGGAATTGACATTCATTAACACGGGTACGAACGCGTCTGCTGTGGGCATGTTGCAACCACGCACGCTCTTGCTGGATTCAGATAGCGGCGAAGCTTATCGTATTCAGACTATGAATGGGTCTAACATAGGTGGTAGTCGCAATGTTAAAGCAACGTTTCTAGGCGCTGTGCACGATTTAAACGACCATTACGTTGAGAAGAGTATAAAGGGATCTCAGTCGCTCGATAACTGCATGCAGCTAATTACTGAAGGCACTGGTTTTACGTATACGATTCATGATGATTTCAATCATTATGATTTTTCTGAAGGTTTCGGTACTGGCTTAGCGTTTGATTTATTCTTAAACACTTTGATGTCAGACTTCAATTTCGAATGGACTAGTACGGGCAAGCATATTGATATTTATAAACAAGTCGGTAAGCGTGATGCTTTCGTTTGGTTAGATGGATTGAATCTTAGCTCATTGACCGATGAGAGTGATTACACGACGATTGCTACGCATATTAAAGGGACAGGCAAGCTAGATGATAAGGAAAAACCATTGGCTACTGCTGAGTATACGAGTCCTAACGCAACAACGTGGGGTGTAATTGATGCAGAGCCAATTTCTGATGAGCGGTTCACGAATAGTGATTCCCTATTGGCATATTTGAAATCGAAATTACAAGATGTGCCGTTGATTCAGCGAACTGCGACATTGAATGATTTCAAGACTAACTCGGTACCTGGAATGATTAATAACAGTGAGATTGGAAATTACGGCTATATTCGGGATCGTAATGGTGTGGATGTTGAAACTCGAATCAGTGAAACCGTGATTGATTTGGTTAATCCAGCGACGACAAGCGTGACCTTTGGCAATATGACCAAAAGCTTTACACAAATCACCGCGGGATTGCAGACTGCTCATAGTGATTCTGGTAAGCAGATTGCACAACTAAAGGCCGGACTTGATGCTGTAGACGGCAATGATTTGATTACTGATGCGAATACAATTGACAGACTTAATGCGTTGGGTGGTGCCGTGAATGGATAAAATGACGGTGCAACAGGCTATTAATATTCTTTCAATGCAGTTTCCAATTAGCTGGGAGAAGATTGCCAATAAACCAGAGTTAGTTACTAGTGATGACTTGGACCAACGACTAAGTTTAATTGGGCAGTTGACGTCACCAGATGGAACGGTATGGGAACCTGCCATTGATAATGACGGGAAAGTGACGTGGCAAAAGAAGGAGGCGGTTGAATGAGCATTAAATTATTCACTAATGAATTATCTGCTGTGTATGATGCTCCGCTACGGAAAATGCTGATATCTAACTTCGTGATAACTCAAGATGCTTTCAATGAGATACTTGATAATCAAACTAAGATAGAGCGCTGGCAAAGTGATATTAAAGAGACACAAACTACAGTTGAATCAAAGATTCGAATTCAGGATGAAAATATGCATGAGCTTATTAATATTATGACTAAGTATGATGTACCGATTCAAATTGTTAACGGCAAAGTAGTAGAGACTGAGGAAGGTGAGTAAATGATTAGTACGATTACATTAGATACGTACAAGCAAAAGATTAACTCCGCAGACGCGTTTGATTTGAGTGATAGCTTTAATGGCCGGGTGGGTGATGAACAAGTCCCATTGGTTGTCCAGTTCAAAGAACGCGGATTGGCGCAACGATTTGAAGATGGGCTAGTGCCATTTATGACCGGCTTCGTGGGCAGCCTTGATGAAAACGGCCAAGTGACCGCTGAGACTGGTGAAGCCGTCAGCTATGTCGGAACTAGCGATGATATTGTTGGCCTAGGACGAGTGAAGATGAATCTTCCCGGAACCATGTTCCCACAGGAAGGTTATTTCTACGGATTCTTGGGGTTGCAAAATGCTGACGGTAAACGCGTCACGACCTTTAATATCTGGTTTCGCGTCTATAATGGCAATCCGGACATGTTTGTCAATAAGGCGCCTTTTAGAACCGAGTTACAAAAGCTCCTTGATACCGTACAGTCGCTGATTAACGGCGCTAATGGCGACTTGAATACATGGAAACAGAAGCTAGCTGATCTTTTTACGACTTTGAGCGCACAGGGTGCCAATACAGAGACTTTGCTAACGACACTACAAGCACAAATTAAGCAGAGTAATTTGTTCACTCAAGGACAGATGGACGAGCTAATAGGAACATTAAGCGATTTCAAGCCGGCGGGGGCTAATCTTATTGATAAGCTGAATAACGAGTTTAGCGATCGTGGCGTAAATGTGAAATGGTTTGGCGCAAAAGGTGACGGTAAAAGTAATGATACTGAGGCAATTCAAGCAGCAATCGATTATTTATTTAATCATAATCTTTTTGGCTCTGTAGTTTTTCCAGCCGGTGTATATAATGTTTCGCGGCCTATTTTGTTGAAGTCAACTAATTCAATTAATAATGACGCAAAGTCATGGTGGAAAGGATCTGGCATAACTTTAGCAGGTTATGGTAAAGCGTCAACGATTATTAACAAGACAACGGGAGAATGTCTGACTGGTATTGGGGACGGCGTTGATAACATTGATGCAACAGTCATTGCAGTCAGATTTAGCAACGAAGATGCGCCATCATATGTGCCACTTGGTACTTCTACCGGATCAGGGATTAAAAATATAACCTTACAAAACTCACAAGAACATATATGTTTTGGGCTGTATGGATCAGCGTTTCAGCGAGGAAATATTAGTGGAGTTAATATCGAATCGTATTCTGGTATATCCCTGCAAGATCCATTTTCAAGTATATTCACAGACGTTGCGATTAATGCTGTAAAGGACGGTTTTGTAATTGATAAAGGGACAAGTAATACATTTACGAATGTCCATGTGCATGATTGTATAAACCCGTTACAAATAATGAGCGCTTACTCCACAATGCAAAATTGCTTTACTGAAAATTGTACTGGAACTTTGTGGAAAATCGGGGGCCCATCGTTAGTATTATCAGGATGCGGCGATGAATCGCCCCATGCTCAGTGGACAGTTGAGCCGCACCAAGGTTTTATCACACTCAATGGTTATTATCATGTTGCTCCACAGGGCGATTCGTCAACTAACCTGTTAACTAATCAATGCGGATTTGTACACACAAATAATAATGATGCTGCAGTTTCGATCAAAGACTTATATGTAAGGTTTTTTGATACAGCAGAAATTAACGGTAATGGCCAGAGTTATTTATTTTATCATGACAGTATTGATAGCTTTACAAATTATAGTATAGAAAATATTTTTTATGCAACCGATAAGGGCAATGTACAGTTGCTCGGCGGAATCTCCCCTAATCAAGTTGCTCAAAAAGATATGCCTTTTGTTTTTTCTAACGGATTGTCTCATGGAACTGATTTGGGGCATTTACAGTCAAGGGGAACTGACATTAATTTTTATCGTGGTCACTATATGCCATATTTAGGATCACGTGATGTTAACGGCTTTGCACAGGCCGACTTTAAGGACAAGGCAATTTACCTTGACATGGAAAATACGCATCAGACATCCACATTAGATGCGAGTGGAAAGCCGAGTGATATTCAAAATTTGCCCGCTTTCAATCAAGGTGATTTATTGATGTTTAATGATCCTGTCAAACAAGCAGCGATGGGAGCGATTGTTAATAATCAGCCAGCCAAAGTTCAGAATCAGGCATATAATAAATTTAGTATGGTACCTTTGATCATGTACGGGACAACGGATCAGCGTCCAGGTACGAATGTGGATAATACCCCAGCAGAGGGGTTAACGCCTGGAACAATGTATTATGACTGGACAATCAGCAAACCGATCTGGTGGCATGGGACGTGGTGGGCAGACGCGATGGGCAATAAAGTTTAAGAGGGGTGAATCAATATAATGAACGAAATAATTTATTTTGTCGATCAAGGTTTAATTCGTCAGAAAATTACTACTGCAGATTATCAATTAAAAGATTGTGAAACTGAAATAGTCCCAGAAAACATTTTAGAGCCTGCAAAAATTATCAACGGTAAATGGATTAGTGCAACAGCAGAGGAGCATTCTAGCTTATTTAATTTAAAGCCATCACCTATGCATCAGCAATTGGCAGCACTGGCTTATCAGCAAATGACTGCACAGCAGACTATTACTAATTTACAAGCGCAAAATGCGCAAATGGCTTATCAGTTGATGACAGCACAAGGAGGTACGACAGCATGACTTTTCCAGATTACGATGCAATTAAGGAATGGTTTGATTTAAAACTTTGGACGGCCGATATGGTAGCAAAAGCTGCAGAGCTCAAGGTGATCACCACTGATCAGTATAAGACGATCACCGGACAAGATTACCCAACACAACGCCCAACAGCTTAGGCGTTTTTATTTTACGTAAGTTTTTAGGAAGTGATGTGGTTGGAAAAGGATGGCATTAACGTCACCGAAATGTTAATCAGTATTAAAGAAGATGTGGCCAGTATTAAGGCAAAGATGTCTGGCATCAGTGATACCGATAAAAAAGCAGACGAAGCCTTAGCGCTGGCACAGGAAGCTAAAACTCAAGTAAATAAGTTGGAGCATCAATTTAATCAAGTCGTCTATATAGCTGCGACAGCGGTTGTTTTGGCGCTTTTTGTTTATATTATTGAAAAATTTTTGTAAGGAGGGAAAGCATTGAAGATTAATTTTAACGTGAAGTCCGTCAAAGCTTGGGCGGCGCTGGGGTCCGCTGTAATTGGTGCTGGCGTGTCGATTTTGGCAGCGCTTGGCATCGTGGTTAAGCCGACAGATGCCACAACACTCTACAGTACGGTCACCGCCGTATTGTCACTGCTGGCAGCCACTGGTATTTTAACTGATACTAATAAGCCTACAGGAGGCGATCAGATTGACCAATAAACATAAGCTTAAACTTGGAGCTGTCGCAGTTGCGGCGGCTTTTTTGTTGGCACCAGTAGCTTTGGCGCCGACTAAAGATGTGTCTGCAGCACGTTTAGATATGGTCGATGTGTCAAATAATAACGGCTACATGTCAACGGCAGAATACGTTTCCATGCGTAATGAGTTCGGTGTTAAAGCTGTCACGGTCAAGATTAGTGAAGGCGGTACGTACAAGGACCCGTATGCTGCAAGCAACATTGCAAATGTCCAAGCAGCTGGAATGTATATCAATGGTTACCACTTTGCACGCTATGCCACTAAGGCACAAGCGATCGCCGAAGCTGATTTTGCCGGTAAAACGGCTAAAGTGGCAGGGTTACCAGTTGGTGCGGTACTAGCGACTGACGTAGAATCACAGGAAGCCAATAACCAGTCAAAAGCGACCAATGACCGCAACAATGCCGCCTTCATGAAAGAGATTCAGAAGTTTGGTTATCGGGCCGACATTTACACGTCTGGATCATGGGCTAACAACAAGATGACCATCAAGGGCAAAACAGGGTGGGTTGCTGGCTACCCCTATGTCATGTCTGGTCAGAAATGGTATACGAATAACAATGCCTGGCAATGGTCTGGGTCAGCCCATTTCCGGATTAGTTACGGTGGGTTTGACGTTAGTCAACTTTATACTGATTACTACACAGCTGGTCAAAAATCAACGGTCAAACCGACCAATAAGGATGCGGTTAAGGCCAACAACCAGGGAGCCAACAAAAACACTTCCAAGCCATCTACGTCAGCCAAGTGGGTCAAGGAAGCGAAGACCTACACACTCAAGACTGCGGTTAAGCTGCGCACAGGCGCGTCAACGTCATCAAATGCGATCACTATTTTGCCAGCTGGAACCACGGTTAAGACGGACCAGGCCATTATTCAAGGTGGCTATCGTTGGGTGCGTCAACCACGTTCACATGGGTATGGTTATCTAGCAACTGGCCCGGCAAGTAATACGCTGGAATATGTAAAGAGTGGTGCCGCTCATACGTACTACACAGTCAAGTCTGGCGACAGCTGGTGGGCAATCGCACAACGCAACGGCCTAAGTATGACTACATTAGCTAGTCAGAACGGCAAGACGATTTACACCACTATCTATCCTGGCCAGCGATTGGTGGTGCGGTAATTGCATACACTATTAGGATTAGGTTGGGATGAATGGGGATCGATTGTTGCCATTGTCACTAGTATTTGTGTATTAGCTAATTGGATTCTCAATAAGACGGTCCGTATCCCGCTTAACGATTTAGGCAAGCGGCTGAGCCATTTTACCGATGAAAGTTTAAAAGTGAGACAGCAAAATGCCGACACAATGAACGCGATTGAAAATCGGGTCATTAAGGTAGAAGGCCGGTTAGATGGTCATGACATTGAATTTAAACACCTATATGAAAAGGAAGCCAAAGGAAATGAAAAAAATTAGTTTTAAGAACGCTGACGGAAGCTTGAATGGAAAATTAATTGCTGGGATTATTTCGTTACTGATCGTTTTGATTCAACAAATCTTTGCCATGTTTGGCATTAAATTTACTGGTGACTGGTCAGCCATTGTCGCTGTTATCAACACTGTATTAACGATCCTCGGGATGCTGGGCGTTATTACTGATGTTCAAACAGTTACGGCACCAGCAGTTAAAAGTGACGAGGAAAGTCAAGTCGAAGCAGCAGCTAATAAAGTCGCTGACGAAGCGCAAGCACCCACGTCTACAGTTGCTGTAGTGAATAGTTCTGCATCATATGACGCTGAAATGGCGTCAGAATCCGCCTCACAAGCAGGCGAAAAGTAGTATAATTAAATATTAAATTTGCTAATCCCCTGCGTTTCGGCGTGGGGGATTTTTTGTTAACAAAATATATAAAAAAGAGCCAGTCAAGACTGGCCCAATGTTTAAATAAATAAAATGGGTGTTCTGTTTCTCCTAAGATAATAAAGAACACAGTTATTATACATTAAACCTGATTAATATAACAAGGACTTATTAATATTTTTCTATAGATTACTTTCGGTATTGTGATATAAACCGACAAGTGTTATTATGTCCCTTGTCCTGTTATTAGTATCACAGCTTTCAAATCCCCCCAAGATTGTCGGTTAGTGGTGCCGGAAGTGATGAGGATAATCTTCTGCTTGATGAGTGGAAGATTTTTTTTGTGTTGCTTGCCTGTATATTTTGTTAGTGAGAGTTTAGATTTAGCATTATTAGCTGTCAATATAGCTAATTAGATAACTACAAGACTTTACAGAATAGCAAGTAATAAGTACAATATTAATTGTCTCTAGTGTAGTTTCTAGATGATAGTTATAACTTGATTACTTCCCCTGCGTTTCGGCGTGGGGGATTTTTTGCGTAAAAAGCCGCCTGCTGTGAGGGCAGACGGCTAATACATAAGAAAAAGTATCTTAGCGAAAGAGAAAACCAGATTATTACCAGGTTCCATTATTATCATAGGAATATATGAAAAATCGTGCAACTTTAATACTCACTACTGTGAAACTACATTACTGACAATTAGCAGGTGGCATTCTAAAACCAGGGCTTCTCACACGTATTACACGGTCGTTTCAGGTGACTCATGGTGGGTGATTGCTCAACGCAACGGTTTAAGCGTCTACAAGTTGGCAGCGCAAAACGGTAAGAGTATCTATTCAACGATTTATCCTGGGGATAAGCTACTTATCAAATAGCAGTTTATAAAATCAGTCAAAAGATGTAAAACCGGAAAAACGAAACAAGTAGATACAATGTTAACACTTTGCCTTTTAGTAAAAAATGTAAAGTCATTTATAAAATCCTGCACTAGCCTTAATTGGCTGGTGTGGGACTTTTTTGTGTTTAAGATAATAAGTTGGTATATAATAGTGGAAAAAGCAAAACATCAAAAAAGGACCAATATTAAATTAATTTGTGCTCTTCCACGATTTGTAAATTAAAAATCTCTCTTTTTCAGAAATGGCTTATAAATGGCATTTATAGCGTGCTACCCTTAATGGTATAACTACCGTGCGGGTGATAAGTCGACGTCGGTAGATAAAAAGAGAAGCGTCATAATGCTGGTATATCAGCATTATGACGCTTCTCTTTTGCTAATTGGTATCAAATTAAAACCCCAATTTTGAGTTTTGGCTGTTGTGATCACAACAGCACTGTTAAGCGCTCATAAAAAAGGGTTTTGGGATCGTGTCACAAGTAAGGGTCCTATGAATTAATTATTACTCGTTAATAGTGTCTGAAAGGCCGTTAGCGACATTCCAGGTACGACCCGTTGTCGAGTGAGATTGTATGGGTTCTGTGTGCTGGTGGCGATGCCAGGTGGCGATGCCAGGTGCCGTTGATAGGGCATACTGATAGCCAGCCTGTTTATCGGCTTTAATGGTCTGCTGATTAGCACGGCCGGCTGGGTAACAAATAACTTGTGTGTTCTGTTGTAAATTATGATCGAGCCATTTTTTGGAACTTGATAATTCCGTAAGTTGAACCTGGTAAGTTAAATTATTTAAATCCAGATGGCGAACGGTGTGACTTTGAAAATCAATATTACCGGATGCTTGCATCCGCTTAGCATCAGCTAAAGTTAAGTGGTTTTTCTTATGGGTAAAGCCGGTAATAAAATTAATGGTGGCGTGTTGGTGCGTCTGTTTCAAAATTGGCCAAGCTGCTGTCATGTTATCTTTATAGCTATCGTCGAGTGTGATCCAGACAATCTTCTTTTGTGGAATTCGCCGATGCTTGAGCGCGTATACGGCTTCATTGGCAGTCAGCGTTCGGTAGCCGTGTGCCTTTAGATAAGTCATTTCAGTTTGAAATTCTTTGGCGGGGACACGTAACTGGTTCCCGCTAGAAATACTGTGATACATCAAAATAGGCAAGTGAACATCTTTGACGGTATGCCAATGTTGATAAGGCCGTGCTTGTGCTTGGTGTTTAGCCGAGCTGTGAACGCTTTTAGCGCTAGTCTTAGATGATTGACTGCTGGCTTGTTTAGTTGCCGGTGAAGCCGCCTGACAGCCTGCTAACAGGCCGAGCGCGACGCCGAGACCTAATACAAAGTTGATACCCCGCATGTGCAT